TTCCGTAGCCTTTGTCGTTGCCGTTGCCGTAGCCGTAGCCGTCGCCGTAGCCGTCGCCGTCGCCGTAGCCGTCGCCGTAGCCGTTGCCGTAGCCGTTGCCGTTGCCGTAGCCGTTGCCGTAGCCGTTGCCGTTGCCGTAGCCGTTGCCGTTGCCGTTGCCGTCGCCGTTGCCGTAGCCGTAGCCGTAGCCGTTATACTTCAGCAGATACACGTTTTGCTGATACTTCATTGCCGGGTAAATTTGATTTTGCGCTTACTTTGATGACTTCGATTGCTTGCGTAAGGATAATTTCATCGACAGGTACAGAAATTTTGCTGCCTTTAATATTGCATCCTGTCATAGCAATTTCTGACAAAGATAGTGCGCCGGTCCATGACCATAGTCTACGCGCATTAGCCAGATGTACTTCCTGCCCTTCGCGGGAAACTAGCGTACCGAAATGCACTCCGGCAGAAAACGTCCTAATCAGGACAAATGTTCCTTTTTTCATGTGTTATATATTGTTATTTGTTAAAAAGCGAAGCCTTTGGTTTTGCTTACGATTTCGTCGGCCAATGTGTTCTTGCCAAGTTCTCGGAGCCGCTTTACTCCTGCTACAAGGCCCTTCTTAAGTTCGTCATCGCCTTCCGCCTCATCCATTTGCTTGATGAGCGCTTTTGATTTCTTGTCGTTTTTCAGTTCGTCGAAAAGGAGGCCCATTGCGGTGCCGATGTTGTCGAAGTTCATAAAGGTTATTTTACATTTTGTTAATAAACTCATTGGCGGCATTGCGGATGTGGTTTGGCGAGTTGTTCGCTTTGTAGATACCCCATTCAACGCCAATGCCTACAGGGTCATGTACCCCAATAAGAGTAGTGAAGCTGCCGTTAGGGCTGTATTTTATCCCCTTTCTATTCAGGAATGCAATAAACTCATCGCAATTATCACCGTAATTATACAACGGCGCTATTGATTGCAGGGCGGCCACCTCTAAGAACCCGCTTATAGTCTGACCTCTTTTTTTTGCCTCCTTTCGGACCTTGCCCAAAAGAGCGGCATTTATCTTTACGCTTTCTTTCATTCCACCAAAGTAGTAAAAGGTAGAATACCGTCCAAATTTATTTTAAGAAAATAAAAAAGCCCTCCAAAAAAGATTATCTCTGGAAGGCCCGGCGTTATTCATGAGCGTACTTGTATGGCGTGTTATTTATTCGTTCGCCGTTCAGCCTTCTGTGTATCTGCTTGGCTGATATACCCAAAGTTTTAGCCAATTCCCTAGCCGATGGGTATATTGTCCCATCTCTAGTGTCCAGAACAGGCTTACCAATTCTAGTAGTACATGGCGGCGTGTCGGTTGCCGTATTCCTTCTCCTACCTCTTGCTATAGAATCAATTGTCTGTACGTCAACGCTGTACTTTTTTGCTAATGTTACTTTACCTAATAGCATATAATTCTGCCTTATAAAAGATACTTCTGTGTCCGGAATTTTATATTGCACCCGAGACCTGACCACTTTACCGCTCGCATAATAATGATCCATGTTTTCTTGGGCGGTACACCATTCCAGATTGTCAGCCCGATTATTAAGTTTATCTAAATCTTTGTGGTTGACTTCTGGCTTATTTGTTGGATTTTCGTGGAAAGTGCGGCATATCAACCTATGGACCTTATAGGTTTTTCTTATCAATTTGACAGTGTAATAGCCTTTATGGTTGACCGTGAATTTCAATATTGTCCCTGTCAACCTGATTTTACCCAATTTGCTTTTTGTGAAGATAGAGCGGATACGACCATGTGAGCTACCTTTGTATCTCCCACCGAAGCCGGGGATGTTCCTCCAAGTTTCTTTACTCATAAAATAAAAATGGGCGCTCGAAATGATTAGGCCATTCCGGGCAACCCATAATGATTCAAATTTGATCCGGTTCGTCGCCTAATTACGTACCGGGCCATACTTAACACTTCAAATATAGTAAAAAAATCCGTACGGTCATCCTCTCAGGCGTACGCCCCTTTTATAGGGTTCGGCGCGGCATTGGGCTTCGAAAAATGCCAAACTGGGTACGTCGAAATCCCTTTCCAAAACCTTTCACCAGATCGTTTTAACCCTCAAGGCTTTTCAATGGGTTTGGGCAACTGATCTGGATGGATAATGCGTTGAATGTCATCTTCCGGGAACTTTCGGTTTGGGTCGAACATGGCGTTAAATATCGCCTGGTTGTGCTCTTTGGCGATTGCTTCTAACTTAGGGATCATATCCTTGTGGATGTATACCCCTGGTAAGTCAGGTAATTCAATTGGCTTATCGTCTGTTTCGTTATTCATGTTAAATTGTCTCATTGGATGGATTGGTATTGCTTTTGGGTTTCGGAGGCTAGAATGGGCTGCTAAAACGATTTAGTTTTTATTCTGCTGTTCGCTTGATCTCACCGGCTTGGATAATGCCTTGAATCTGTTCTCGGCGTCTTTGTAGAGCGTATACGGGCCTGAAATGCCGTGTTTGTCGCTGTAAACGGTGAATTGGCCTAATCTGCCTTTGGTGTCAATCTGTTTCCCGTAAAGCGTGACACCTTCGCAGCGCTCTATCGGAATGTTTTCGTGTAGCATATTTATATTGTTATTTAACAGTGTTGTCAGGAGGATGGCAGGAGGGGGTATTTCATTGATATATAGGTCTGTAGGATCATTTGGGCGGATGAGCTTCGGCCGGTGTAATAGTCCATTTGTCCTAAGTCTTTTCCAACGCAATCCAAAACCTCTTGTCTCAACCATTGCAGGAATTCGTCCTCACTCATCGCTTTGTCTCTTTGTTCTTTTGTCATTGGTTTATTCTCTTTATTGGTTATGATTACTCTTATTTAGAATGGAGAGTGTCTATGATGTGGATGTAAGTAAGGTGTTTGGGTATATTTCATAAATAATTCGTCATTTGTTTGGAATGTGTGATAATTCGTAGTATATTTGTATTAATAAATCAAAGCACAATGAAAAAGATTATCCTCGTCGCCGCTATCGCCCTCTTCTTCGCTTCTTGTGGCATGTTCCCAAAATATTCTTACATCGTAAGATGCGTTGATCAAACCGATTATTTTCATCCGAGCTACCTACACTATGACAATGATTCCCTTTACAAAATAGGAGACACGATCACAATTGATGGGACTGTCAAATTTAAAGCAAAAGTAATTGATGTACGGTATTAAATCCTATCCAATGAGCAAACGAACAGTATCCGGAGCGGTCATTTCCTTTAATGATGGTAGCTTTGTGAAATGGATATATGTCGGCAAAACACAGCAAACATGGGGGGATAGGCATACTTGGAAAATACACGTTAGAGTAGAACAGCCGCCAACCATCGAGCAATTTTTTGAGACCTGGGATAAGCCATCTATGCACACAGCCAGCCATTTTATCAGAAACGCTATTAAGGATTTTAAAGAGCTTAAATAAACAAACCATGCAAGACAACACTCTTCCAACCAATCACGGCAATCTGTCTATTCCGCAAATTATGGATTATTTAATGTGGTCATCTTACAAAGCTAATCGGGACGAAGGATGCTCACATGAAGGGCTTGTAAGAATAGGCGTAGGAAATGAGGCCATGAAAGAACGATACCAATTAGAGCGCCAAAAGGAGAATAACTAAAAGTAAGAGCCTGTGTTGAGCAGGCTCTTATAATGATTATTTTTTCGGTAAGATGCTCTTCTTTGGCGTTTTAAACTTATCCGCATTTTCTTTAATCATTGATATATAGTTAGGCATTTCAAGCGGATGAATAGGTATAATTTCGGCAGACAGCCCGCCGTCCGGGTGTTGCTCTAACAAAGAAATTCTACAAAACCCATCTAAAATATTGTTTGCTGGTAATCCAGCCGGACACGCTGTTTGAAGAAATAGTCCGACTAATTTATCTCTTGGATCCTCTGTGGGAATAAATCTAATAAATACATGCTCCTGGCGATGCTGATTAATGTCAATTAAAACCTTGCTTTGCATAAAAACTATTTTTATTACCGGCCTGAATTGGTCACGGCATCTCAATAATACGTAATTTATTTTGTTTGACAAATTATTCGTTATATATTTGTATTCAATGAGCGATCAGATAGACGATAAATGGATTACGCCAGCCGGATTGGCTGCGGAATTAAAGATTCCGCTGTCCACTATTACTACATGGATGAATAAAGGGCAAATTCCCAAAATGCCATTGCCCGGCAATTCTCGGAAACGTAGATTTATGGTTGATCGAACAAACGTGCCTCCGCGCAGACCTGTAGGCAGACCAGCCAATAGCTAATCTACCCATAAACCATGATTTTCGTATTCCCACCTTAAATAATTCGTAATTTATTTGGATTGTCTAAAAATGCGTAGTATATTTGTATTGACAGAGCGAAACACTAACACTTTAAAAACACTTAACAGCTATGAACCAGATACAACAAACCAATCAATACGATGAAGTTGAGCCAACATTAGTTCAAGGCAATTTGACAAAGCGGGAGGCTAAGAAAATATGTAAATGGTGGAATGAAAACAATGTTGACTTCCACTTTATCCGGCCTGACGAAAAGAATAAAGGCAAGTATAAAGTCATGTCTAAACCTAATTACGCTTAACCCTTCCTTTTAATTCAAAATACAAAATTAGTTATGAAACAAAAATCATTATTAGAGATAACCGGCGCGGCTGCTGTAGCCGAAGCATTAATGGGCACAAAGCCGAAGGCAAAGAAAGAGAAAAAAGCCAAAGATTGCGCCCCACATACTTACCGGCAAGATAGAAAGGGTATTTGGGTATGCCATTGCGGGCAAATACTCCCATCGAAGAAAAAACCATAACCATATTTTATAACCAGTTTATTAATTAAAAGTCTTTTTATTTTATATTTTATGGAAAAGAATATCAAAGAGCCGATTTCGTTTAAAGATACCGTGGCGTTGCTGGAAACTACAACCAATCAAAGGAAAGCACTATTAGACGGCTATATCCAATTGCTTAACCTATTAGGCCATGATGTAACACCGGATTACTTCAAGCGATCAGTCCGTGAAATAGTTTCTGAAACCCTTGAAAAACACAATTCAATCCAATGAGACAACCAACCCCTGTAAACTTCGGAGAATGCTTTGAGGCGCTAAAGTTGCACAACAAGCTTTCAGCAATAGACCGTACCTCCTTCATCGGCTTATCCATTCAGGTAGCTATTGAGAATAAGAGACCAATAAAAGAAATAGCTATGACAGTATTGGAGCATTACCAGGATGCGCCCCGATCCATTCTCCGCGTTATACCACAAGATACCATTGACTTAATTAAGCGCATTTACCCACAATAGGACGGTTTATGGTTGAATGATGAGGCCCCGGCGAGATTGTCGGGGCCATTTTGTTGTGTGACCTATTGATTGAAATCGGGGTTAGTCCCTATTAGACTGTTACAGACCATTTAGCTTCTTGGTTGTGCATGGCGGAGATTAGTTGCTGGTGCAATTCATCATCGTCGTATAGGGCTTTAAAACGATCACAGAGTATTCTACAGCACTCGACATGGAAACTGTTGGTTGAAGAGTAAATTATCCTCATAACCCACGAGAAATTAACCTCTTTTTGCATAATTTATAACGTTTTTATCCAGTTCTTTACCTTTTCAATTTCAGAAGGATATAGAAATAAAGGGACTTTGGGAGGGTCTGGTTTGGCGGCCTTTTGTATTGATTTGAGCGTCCAATTGACAAATTCTTTCGACACTTGCTGACCGTCTATTCTCATTTCTTTGCCTCGAATCTCGAATTTCTCAATTGTAAACACAAACCGGGGACAACCATTGAGAAGCGCGGTTACCTCATCCCCCACCCTGAATACTTCTCCATCGGATAGACGCTTGACGGCGTGGATGTTACACTCGTTTTTAGGTTCCAATGCCCACGATAAGGAAATTTGCTGTCCCGGACCCTCGAATGTTGGTTGAGTATAGCACCTATATTTTTGCCACTCCATCAGCTTATGAATGCACCCACGATGCTTTAGCTCCACGATCTCCCATTCCCTAGACTGCGGGGAGCGGGAGGCGATCGTTTCCTTGAAATCTTTGATGTGCTTGAATACGTCTGATCGGGACCCCGGAGCTATTGCAAAGTGTATAAATTCGCTCACCAGTTCATCCGTCCATTCAAAACTCTGTTCGCTCATATAGGTTTATTTTTCAGTTCTTTATAAAGGTCATCGATATACTCTTGTGTGCCGGTAATCAGACCGCGCACTTCATCTTTGCCTTCGCGGTTCTCGATCACGAAATTCCAGCCCATTTCCATTGCAGCCATTGACATAACCAATAGCGGATGCAGTTCTTCGCCGTTCTCAAACTTCAACTTTTGGTAATGAACCAATCCGCTCTCAAGTAATCTGTCGAATGCCTGCTCAATGGTCATCTTCGAAAGGATGTAGTCTTTCAATTCTTGAAAGGTCATACTGTTTTTTTCTTCGCTCATATAGGTTGTGATTTAATTAGTTAGTATAAGTCTTCGCTGAATAATTGATGTTTCTTTTCCTTGATTTGACCGGCGTCGAAGGCGATCTGCGCGGCCCGCTGGCGCGTGACAAAACAGTTGTCGGACGTCAGGAAGCCTTGACACACCCCGAAATCTTTGGTTTCCTTCCCTGTCAGGGCATGATACAATTCAATGATCTGGCAATGCCGGAAGCCGCATAAGACAACTCCATCTGCGACCCCGTACGGGCCATGCGTCAATTCCTCGGGGCCGCCGTACCAAATAGCCGCGCAAAGAATTATCTCTTTCTTATCGCTCATATCTCTTTATTTTAATTGGTTTTGATCCCTCAATGGGGTTACGAAGGTATTTCGTCCGGCAGGCCGTGATCTCGGTAGTATTGAAGGTCTTCGGCTTGACGGACGGCATTGTAAAGCACATAGGTTTTAAGTTTCTTTTCTTCACAGCCATAGATACCAGCGAACTTCTCGCGGGCTAACTTCTGGGCGTCATCCCGATTTGGCGCTTCAATGTCGTAGGCCGTCATTAAAGGATAGTCGGGATGGGGAAGATGCACTCTGATACTGTAGATTGGCATATACCTTTAGATATTAAGTATTCTTTGAATTTATCGGCAATTAGCTTTCCATCGGCGGCGCTGCGCTTAACTTCACATTTGTCGAGGGCCGCCATATACCCATTACTCCAAGCCTCTATTAACTCATCCATAGAGGCAAAGGCGTATATGCCTTCCTTTAATGGGCCTTCTGGAATGAAGCCAAAGCCATTATCATCTACTTCGACTATTTTCATATAACCTTTTTTGATTGTTTTTTCTTCCTCCCCAGCCCCTCTAAATGCTTCTCTGGATAAATAAAATTAGTGAGAAACATAGAGCGAGGCGATAAGAATACCCCTCGCTTTTCTGTGATTAATCTTCTTCGGTAACGGCTTCGTATGTTTTGGCGAAGATGTCGGGCTTGCAGGGGTAAAAATCTCTATTCCCTGTCGGGAACGGCTCTTTTATAACCCAATCTCCTGAAAAAGCTTTCATAACTCCCTCCTTTGTTTTTATTGCTAAACTGAAAATTGGCGGAGCTATCCCGGCAATATAAGCGGTCTCCGATTCAAGTTCCATTCGCAATACCTTCCCAACAAACTGTTCCACTTCATCCCGATTATGGCCATTAAACTGAACAGCCTCAATTACTACCGGCTTTTTTATGAACTTTCTCATATATTTTATTTTTTTGTACACAAAATAGAGGGCGGCACTAAGAATAGACCGCCCTTAATTAAACCTTATCCTATTAGAACTGTGTCCTTTCCCGGCACACGACCGGGGTTTGATGCTCCGACCAAACTAGTTTATATAGAAAAGAGCCTTAATTTTAAAAAGTGCCGGGATGTACGCTAGGATTAGCTGCCCGGCTTTACAAAAACTGCTTGCTTATGAAACCATATGAAAAAAACAAACTTTAATTAAAAAGAATGTAGAACATCAGTATAACCAGGATAACGGTATAGGTGATGTGTACCCATTGAGGTAATTCTTTGGTCGGTTTCGCTTCTGGTGGTGGTTTTTTATTCCGCGTTCGCTTTGATCCCATTATCTTTCCCCACTATTACCCCAACCAATAACCGATACCAATAGGAGAAACAGAATACCGAATGATAATAGCAACCGCTTCATTTATTTTCCTTTCGATTGTTCCACAAACTTCCCATACCTATAAGAACTATAAAAGGTAAGTAGCACAAGGCCGTACCAATTAGTAAATCTTTCACCGAATCATTCTTTCTGTTTTTTCGTCTTCGTAGTGTAGGCGTCCAAAATTGTCAACGTAGCTGATAACTTTACCCTTGTTCTTTCGCTCTTTCTCTTCTTCGTCAGGATCATTTGATTTAGAGTAGCGGAATAAGGCAACAATTCCAATAGTGCATACAATTACTACGACCAAGGCATTAAGCCAAAAATGATGTGGCATGGCGGAATGGATTTTAGCGGTTAAAAAAAGGATAGGGCGTAGATCAAAAACGGGCTATTCAAAAGAGATGCATTGGATTTCTTCCACCTTGTCCTGAATCCATTCGTCCAAAGTCTGATCGCCTTCCGAATCGAAATCAAGGTCAATATTCTCCAATTCGTTAATGGCGTTATCTAGTGCGTCAATTCGTTCCTGCAATAATTCCCCAGTCGGACCTTGCTGAAGGCTTTCAGGCATATTCTCTAAAGAACCTTCGGTTTCCTCTTTCAAAGATTCCAACTGCTCTTTAATGTCCTCTACAAATGCCTGCAAATCTTCGTCAGTTTCAGCCTGCGACTCATCCATTGATTCCTGAATAGCGTACAATTGGGATAGATAGTTGCTTTGTGTAAGCTGGCTATTCTTAGGCCGTATTTTGCTGAAATGTTTGCCGCCATTCTTAAACTGCCACCACCAATAAGATTCCCCCTTAGCAATAAAAATAGTATCGGATTTATCCTTTGGGACAGTTCTATCCAATTTGGTCAATTCTTGCCCAGCGCGTTTACCTTTTTTGCTTTCGTACTTTACGTACTTCCCATTTGTGTAAATATCCTTCTGGGCTGCTTTTACAAAATTAGCCTTTGCCATTATTTTTCAGTTTATTAATATACTCTTTAGCTCCTTGCCATGTTCCCAACGTGTGGATGAGTTTCAAGCCACAAATCCAAAGCCTCTACTGCCATTTCGAGCAATTCCGATTCCGATTTTTTCTGAATAGCTGCTAATGTCTTAACCCTCTTGGCTATTGCAGGCTTTATCCTCCATGTTTTAAGAATCCTCGGTTTATCAGCCGGTTTTGCCTTAATTGCTTTCATGGATACTAAAGTAGTACACGTACACGTAAACTCCAAATCTTTTTTTCAAAGCAAAAGGGCCGCTCATCCCTGAAGGCCCTATCAAATCACCATAAACACTTAAAAATGAAGCTAGTTATGGGAATAGAAAAAAAGGCAAATCTCCCAACAAATCTTTTTTAACCGTGTCAGGATCGTAAAATATCCCGTTTAATTCTTTCTGGGTGTGCTGCTGAATTTGCACTCCTCGCGTTGCCACTCCGTCTGTATAGTTGTAAGCCGCCCAATAGTTTTTGAATTTCAAATCTGAGTATAGCTGACCGGGTGTTAAACCGTTAGCCCATCCGCAATAGATACCTGGAATATAACCTTTGGCATTTACTTGGTCATACCACTCATTCGCATACGCTATAACGTCAGAAGATACCGCTCCTGAACTTACCCCTTCTAAGTCAAGAAAGATATTTACTCCGGCTGGTATTCCAATTTGTTCTGCATACGTACTAGCAAATTGACCGTATATCTCCCCGAGCGATGCGTCAGGATGCCATCCGTCCGGCATCACATGCTGAACTGGAAGGATTGCCAACCCCGCCGATAGTATAGCCTGTATCTCCGGTTGTGTTAAACATCCTTTTGTAGATGCTGCGGTTCTAGGCAAGTAACGACCGATAAAACTTAGACCGGCTTCCACGAAGTCTTTAGCCTGTGCTCCTGTTAGGGGCTGGTTTACGTCGCCTCCTATCATTCCTTCGTCGGCCTGTTTAACTGTCATGCTAAGTAATTTAACCTACGCGAGAAAAAAACACAATCCAAAAGACAATACACCCTGTTATTAAAACGATCATAGCGATCCAGAAGTATTTATCTTTTTTAGGCATCATTTACCCGGTCTCTTTTTTATCTTAAAGAAAGAGTTAAGCCAATCGGCAACATTTTGGAGTATCTGTAACATCTAGTTCGATATTAAGGGTAAAGCGACCCCAGCGGTTAGCATAGGTTTGCCTGTGGTTAAATTAATTGCGCCGCCTATAGACAGATAGCCATTAAAAAATGAGACGTACGGCCCAACTGCGGAAACAAAGGCTAAAGAAGATGGAGCCTGAGAACCACCTGCATAAAATGCTAATCCGGCAGCTTCGTCAACCCACCACGTCCCGCCAGTTGTTAGATGTTGCCATGTATACGAAAGCGCAACACCTGTGAGTAAACTGTTCCCGCTTGATTTGTTATAACCATAAACGGCCATCGGGCCAGTAGCCCTAAAACCTTTCCATTTGGTTACACTATCTGGTAACGTGTTAGTAAGAGTGGAAGTTAATGTTTGGGATTTAGCAACGGTAGCGACGAAAAGAAGTAAAGCGATTAATAGATATTTCATAAATGATTATTTTGCGGGAGGAATGTTGGTTATAGCTTTGCCTTCGGGAGTGGTCTTTACTGCTCCTGTAGCAATTTGCTGGTTCTTTGATTTGCTTAACATACTTTGAATAGCGGGGGCGAGAGCGGTAACTAAGCCTAGTATGGCATTGAGATTGTCGCCGGAAAGTACACCAGCCGAAACGAATAGACCGCCAAGCGAACTGATGACGGAACGGATGGCACTTTCTACGCCTTCGATAGTGGTAGTCTTAGAAGCAATCCCCCACCATGTAGAAGCGATTGTTACAACGGCCCCGCCGATAATTTCCCAAGTATTTGCATTAACGGCATGGCCGAAGGCATTGTGCCCAACTACGTACGATCCTAATAGAATCAGTACGGCCCGTAGCGCACTCAATAGGTTATCTTGTGTCATTGTGAATTGAGATTTAGGTTAATATAAATATAATACTTAATCCGTTAAAACAGGGACTTTATTTTGGCGACAGTCTCGGGGCGGTATCCTACAAACACAGACCAAACGAGCGCAAGGGCTGTCCACATAATATCAAAATAAAGTAAATCGTACCGCTTGAAATTCCATAGGAACATAGCGCAATCCAGCACATGGTAGCCGAAGAAAATCACACTCACTAAGAAAAGATAGTTGCTGACTTGTGCGGATATTTTGCAGAAAGCATAGGATAGCAGAAAGAGTTCAATGTCATTACAGAAGTATTTGATCCACCACGTTAATACCATTGGGTTATGATAACCGGGACACAAAAACGGATCAACTTTTTTCAATGATAACGATGGAGAAATCCAATACAAAAGCACCGCTGCATAGCAAACTACGCGGGCGGCGCACAAAATCACTACCGTATCTCTCACCCACTTTGGAATCTCTCGAAGTCTAATCAAGGTCTTCCTCATCTTCCTCCAAACCTGGCGGGGGTGGGGGCGGTGGGGGCGGATTCGGGCCTGAATCGCCTTCTTTTGGATCATTCGGTTTAGGTTTTGGCTCCGGCTTTGGCTTTGGGTCATGCGGCTTTTTTTCGTGACCTTTTCGGTGGCTTAGGCTCATTTTTTTTGTTTTTAAATTTATCAAAACGATATGCGGCGTAAGAGGTAGCTAATCCTGATCCAAAGGACATTACCATAGTCGCCACAAACTTAGCCAAAAATGCCCCCACGGTAACAACCTCAGAAGGTAAGCCAGCAAAAAGCAAAGACTTAGCACTGAACAGACCCACAAGACATCCCGGAAAGAACGCCTTAAATTTATTCGAAAGGCTTTCTTTAACGAATTGGACGAATCTCGTCCATAAGTAACGTGGTTCCATTGGCTAACTGGATTAGGATTATAGTTATAATGATTATGCGTGTCCATAGTATGCTGCTTTTTCATTTTATCGGTTTTTTCTACCTCTACAGGTGCAAAAACCGGACCCTTAACCTGATGCATAAAAATAGATATAATTTAAGACTTTTTACGGTTTTTTATGAGCCAAAAAAGTAACCAAATTTTGATAATATCCTTTGGTATGAGCAATACATCTTGAAAGGTCAATCTATCTATGACGTTTATTCGCTTCCATTCCAAATAGGTGTTTACCGAGCTAGTGAAATAGATAAAAACCTCCACGGAAAAGTAAACGATCATAATTATGCGAAGCATCCCGTCCCTCGTTCGGACAAATTCGACCACTACATAGATACCTATCATCCATGCAATCGCTTTTAGAAACTCATTTATCAGTAAAGGCAAAGGCATTTCATTTACGGTTTTGGTTTTCCAATAAGGTTTTAAGGCCGGTTAAAATATTCGTGTTGTCTCTCGTAACCCTGTTGCTTTCGTCTGTTAATTGGCTCAATCGGTCAAAGTTCCTTTCTTGTGATTTTCTATGTTCATCCTGCATCTTTATCATTTCATCCTTCCATTCCTTTCTATCTTTGCGTTGCCATTCTATCAGCTTCATAACAAAAGCGGATAGCCCTATAATAACTACCCCCGGAAGTCCATATTTAAGCAGTATATCGTCCATGCCTTCATATATTTTAAGGTACTACGATTATCTTGCTGCCTTTAGTGAAATTAATAGGTACTGATCCTAGTAAAAACAATTGCGAATTATAGGACGGTATCGTTACTGATCCTGAATGAAGTCCACCACTCAAGTCCGTTATGTAACCTAAGAAAGTAACGGGTAGCCCACTTGCTGATTGATTGTAATAGAAGTATTCATACCCGACTTGGTAGGTTGAATTAGCGTCATATCCAGTATTGGAAGTCCACCCAGCAGGTGATCGGAATGTCCCAGGGTCCGAAAGACCCGTAGCGAACGTCCAGAACGGTTTCGATGATCCCCACGCTCCAACAATCTGATTATTGTTAATAGTGCCGAAAGTCGGTAAATTACTTCCTGTCGTAGCCAATCGTACTGCCGGAATAGAAGTAGTTGCCGATCCAAATACGTTGTTATTTACATTCAGGCCTGATATTACCAATGACCCATTTTGCTGCGCATAGAAATCAGCAAATGGAGAACCGTAAGAGGTATTGAAGATAAAGGTATTGCTAGGCCCGTGGTCGAAGTACGTTGGTCCTTGTATGTTATACCCACTGTTATACCCAACCGATACTTGACTTGTCCAGTTATCCAGATAAATGAGTGAGGTGAGATTAGTGAGTGTCGTTCCGTTGAGTGACATAGGGCCTCCGCCGTTGATCCCTACATTGCCGTTAATTTCTCTTGAGACAGCGAAGGAGCCGGGACTTGCCATCCAAGTATACACCGCCGCTCCATCACAAAGGGTAAAACAGAAGTTCGTGAAGAAATTGCTATCTACGACAAACCCACTACCAAAGTTAGTTACCCCGCAATACCCGATATTCGTAAATCTACCATAGCGTACGGCTGATCCGCTGTCTCCCGCTACTATCCCACAATAATACTGCGAAGCATTCCCTGTCCCTCCTTCACCAGGTATCATTCCTATATTAGTAACCGTTGGGCTGAACCATAGATTATTGAAGTTATTATTCGTCTGCTTTAACATGCCGTTGTCCACTAACTGATTTAAGACAACGTACCTAAAGAGCATTCCGCCTTCGCCGTTCATTCGGAATCCGTCGTACCCATAATCAGACGTATCCGCAACGAAAGTTAACCCGCTGTTATTGGAGTGCCCGGATACATAGACGTTGACATTATTTCCTCCCATGATATGAATGCTATCCCATTCTTGGTACGTTCCGCCGATGGAAACGCACGTATCAACGGTGGGTATCTGCCATGTACCCGTTGGTGACCCAACACTATAGACGCGGAATTGATTTAAGGTGTCTTGCCATTCGTTTGCTGCTGTCGGGGTGTTATTAAGTATCATCCACCCTAATCCACCCGCTCCGGTATAGGTTGCATTGGGAGAAAAGCTGATAACATTACCCACTACTCCGGTAACCGTTGCTATATCAATGGTGAAGGCAGAACTTCGTATAGCTATGCGCGTTCCTGTCGTTACTAAACTAGCGTTTGCAGCATCGGTGATAGAGTTAATGGTCATCGATGACGGAATGAAGTACCCTATAGCCAAGTCCGGGGATCGCGCTGTCGTTTGTTGCGCGTTGTTCCAGATGGCAAAATTCAGGAAAGGCCCGGTGTAGGCCGTCTGCCAAACGTTTGTAAGTCCCCCAACGGATGAAAACCCCGAAGCAGTGGTTAACCCTCCAATAATCGGCGCTTTACCCGTTCCATATGGTCGAATGACAATCGGATTACCGTTTACCCCTGATGTATTAGCTACAAGCTGAACAGGGAATACGTCTCCCCTCTTGAAGTATAACGTATCCCCACCCACGGCTGAAGCAAAGACGGTATTCGCATACGATGGAGCGCAAGGTGAACCAATGGTACAGGATGTTCCGCCGCCAGATGCAGCAAAATAAAAGGCCGTTTGCGTAGCCGAAGGGACGGTAAAGGTCTGCGAAGTCGCCACGGTATCCCAAGAATTATCAACAATCGTATCAACTATTGTATAGGAGCCTGCCGCGAGACCCGTTACGTAACCAGATTGTCCCGCTCTTGCACCCATGTCTGAAACCGTTCCGGCTGTCTGGGTGATGAAGCTATGCGGCCATAAGATTTTATGCGAGGCATCGGTCGTTGTTGTTGCTGCTGACCATGTAAATCCACCGGCAAAAGGAGTAACGACAAGGTGCGGGACAAGATTGGTGTTCGGTCGGCTTGGCGCGTCAGTTCCGAAAGAGCATGGCGTCCCCGTTAAAGCCCCGTCCGCACATCCTGGACAACTAGCCACAATAGGCGTAACAAGCGAAGCAGGGTCGGTTAGATAGGCCCAATAAACGATATTAAGGCCCATGTGGTACGTCCCTCCGATATGTGAACCAGAACTATCGGCAAAAACTATTCCGGCAGGTAGCCCCGCTGCTTTATTTCGGCCCGTACCTAAGATGACAAAAGAGCCGTTTTGCGTTCCTTGTGCGACAAAAAAGAAGGTATACAAGCCGCCACCGGATAATTGAGTAAACGTGATACCAGAGTTTTTCATCACTTGTGTACACTGGCTGACGAATTGCCCCATGCCCACATTCCAGTTCCACGGTGCTGAAACTCCACCGTTGTAAGGCGTTGTCCCCCCTGTCGTATAGATCGGCCAGATAATCGAAGGCCCTGTACCGGCTAAACCTGGTTCGTTTGACCCCCCTGTAAAAAATCCATTGGTCTTATTCAGGATGGCGTAAGCTGTATGAGCAGCAACCATAGTATCTATTGGTAGGGAGCCGTTGGTGAAAAAGGTATTCAGAAATAGTGGTGTGTTGACAGGAGAGAAGGATGCTGTTGATTGGTTTTTGATAAGCCAGCCGTATTCACCGTTTCCATAAAGCGTATCCCCGCCAGTTGAGATATAAAAAATGAAGCTATTCCCTTTAACAACGTATTTTATTTTTGTTGAGTTTGGGATGGTAATTTGAGTAAAAGTAGTGGGTGTAGCATTAACACCAGTGTTAGCCGAATAGTCATCAGTTCCGCCTATAACCCAAACCGTCCCATCAGTACATACAGCATGTAAAGAACTATTAACAGCCGTAATTGATGCCACCGTTCTACCTACCGAAACGATGATTGGCGTTGGTTTTGCGCATGAAGAACCTCCCAAATTTGTTAAATTACCCCATACCCAAACTGTGTCTCCGCCATTATTTTTTGTTGCAGCATAAAATGGCAGATTACTTACTGGACCCCAACCCGGAGTTATATTATTTACATTGTAGAACTGATTCCCATTAACATCAGTTAAGATTTCATAAGTAGTATTTGGGCCAGTTGTTAAACCATTCCCTAACTGACAGTTAGTGGACAGCCCATACGTAAAGACGCGCCCGCTGTCTGCGGACCAGAAAGTTCCGTCGTGTAATCCCGTGCAAACACCTGCCATTACCTTATTAGCCGGAACGGTTATAATCCGCTGTGGAATACCCTTCGTCCCCAATCCAGCCGCTCCGCCAATCGATTGATCGTTGGTAATCGTATAGCCAAAACCAGTCGTCCTATCCCTGTACCCGGTCGTATATTCACCGGGGTAGTAGTCGTACTTCTGCCCTGAAACAGTTACAGAAAATAAAAGAAATATAATCAGTATGCTTCTCACTGGTTTTTCTTCCTTTTTTCTGCTTCCATAGCAAATTGATAGTCGGCCCAATGTTTAATTTGCGCTCTACGTTTTTCGGATAGCATGAAATAATGCTCATTCCATCCGGGTTTCTTCTCGTATTTTTTGAGCGAATCTCTATCTCTTAACGCTAGTTTCTGATATTTTTTCAGACTGTCCGATGGACTAACTGTTTTAGTCTGCGCCTGTAAGAACAGCGGAATAAAAAAAAACAGTATGATAGGTAGTTTCTTCATTATTGTAATTTAAGCGTTACGATAGGAACTGTATTGATACTGTTACCTGACCCTCCCCAAAGCGCCTGTACATCGAACGTTTGCGAAACAGTAGTGTTTATTGCCAGGTTTGTTAAATTAATCGGATTGGCTTGTACTCCATTTACCAAAACTTTCCCTTCAACTGCCATTGTCCCGCCTGACCCGGTTGTTATAATCGTTGCGTCTATTTGAATTTCCACAAATGCCCCGCTAAGTGAACCTGTTACGGAGAATCCGCTACCTGTAGAGGCTGTCGAGTTTAGGAAGTTTACAGTTAGCGTTTGTGACCCGGTAGTGGTTGACAAAGCCCCCCAACCATGTATAACAATCGTAGTGCCGACTGTAAGTAAATTAGCAGGGATAGTTAATGACCCTGCGCCAGTACCTAGCAGTGTAGCAGCCGAAGTACCGGTTACTGCCGTTCCTGCCGCTGTCTGTGAGAATAGGTTTATGCTGGCAGGTAGTTTCCAAACGGTTCCATTGTACACCATGTCCGCATTGATGTCCGAGTTCCAGACGTGCAGACCTGTGGCCGGTGAAGATATTGCATTCATTTGAGCCGTTGTCATTGTAGGATGCGGAACAGTCCCTTTGGTCGTAGAGAACACGGTGAATTGAGAAGATGCCAAGTCATTTCTTGCTCCTATATCAACATTACCTGCTGTAGGGTTGAAATAGTTGTTCAACTTGTCAGAGTAAATACCGAAAGGTATACTGTTACCCGTAGCTGTTACTGTAGGATTAAGATACAGCATACCCATTAAGCTTGGCGATCCTGCCGAACTGGATTGATTAAAGGTTGGCGTAGCTACAATGGTCGCTACCGTGTCGGTAGAGCCGGAAATTGCCCCAAACCCTCCCGAAGTTCTAATAATCCCTAATACTGTATTGCTACCCGCGAATGTTGGAATATTGGTATTCCATTTATTCAATTTAATTACGTCCGCTGAAATTGCCCCTGACGAGCCACCTTCTATGTCCAATGACCCGCTAACAATGCCTATACCAAACCCTGTTGTTCCTGGTGCCGTTGTTTGCCCTATTTGAAGTTGACCTAACTGATTGTTTGTCCCGGTAAAAATAGCAGACCCGTTGGACCCTATAGCATTTAATCCCGATGCGCGTATGGTCACAATCGCGCTATTCAACGGGCCTGCTGATGTCAGGTCGTTAACAGTTATCTGAGTATTTCCAACCGTTTGCGATAGTACCTTGAAGATGTCGCTTTGATCGCTGTTTTGAAGGTCTAAAAGAGTGATACCGTTTTGATACCTATCCGATCTTAACATTAATGAAGTAGCGGTCTGATTGCCAGTTGTTGCGCCAGCGAACGGCCCTTTCTGTGTATACCAGATTTGTCCCGTAGGATTATTTGTCAGATAGAAATTAATTGTTGACCAACCGTATTGCGTACCAGCCCCCGCTACCGTTGTCTTAGCGGTTGGCCTGAACCATGCTGTATCCGGAATAGGAGAGGTAACAGCAATAGTATCAAAGGCTGCATTGGGGACGGTGTAGGTGGTCGGGAATCCCGGAATAGTACCCGTTGGATAACCAGATACCGTAAAGGTTGTCGGCCTTCCATAATTGGTTATTGGGTTGGAGGCGGCAAGTTGAGTAACAATGGCCATCTTTGTTAACACAGGAGGTTTCGCGTAACGAAGGATATTAACGGCAACCGAATCATAACCAGCTTGCGTAAAGTGAACACCATCTCCAGCATTGACCAAAGAAGAATAGACCAAGTTCGTCCGCTGGGCACCAGCTGGAGGGAAGTAAGTCCCGAAATTCCATAAGGCGTTAATGTCAAATACGAAAACGTTAAACTGATCCAGTACGCCGCTAGACATCCATGTGTTGAATTGCGAAATAGCTAATAGTTGGGCCTGTGTTGAACCTGATTCACCTATACAATTGGTCATAATACAATACACGTGGTTTTCCATGCACTGTTCGGCCATCCATAAATAGTTGTTCTCTATCGTGGTGACCGGAACGTTGTTGTAAATGTCGTTCAGGATGAGGCCGCCAACTATGACTACTGCAATAGGTGGGTGTGTCAATGTTTTGTTCCCCCTAGTATCGTTCACAGTTGCGATCTGCCCAAGACAGTCACGCATAAATCGCGGACGTGCTTGAACGGTTCCTTGTCCTCCGATACCCATGTTCTTCCACTGATAATTTGTCCCTTGTGTCAGATGCCAAGAAATTTGACCTACTGTATCATGTAAACCGGGAGTCTCTAGTGGGCTATTTCTCCAAGGATGCCCAGCCGCAAGGGAAGCCCCAAATACAACTCCAATAGGAGTGTTGTCTTGCAGTGAATCGTTTCCTATGGTTGTTGTAGTCAACCACCCGCCAAAGTCATTCGTTGCACCAACGGTAGAATATGGAAGCGGAACAGAATCTAAGGTATTCCATTTGTAGTTTGTAATGAAGCTGATAGCTGTATCACCTTGCCCAGAGTACCATAAATTGACCTGCTGCATGTTTTGCTGATCATTCACAAAAGCGGTATCTGTAGCCGCCGAAGATACATTACCAACGAAAATATGCCCCGGAGATAATGCTGGTGTCCCCCCTCCGCTTGCGCTAATAACACCAGCCGCAATTGTCACTCCTGACCCTGCCGTTATATCTGACGGATTACCTGACCCATCATACCCCATTAATGTATTAGCTGTATTTGTTGCTTGTGCTGCTAGGCTTACTTTCCCAAATCCTGGTGCGGCAGTAGAGCCGGTAAAGTTACCAAAAGCAGTATTGGCCGCTGCTGTACTTAAAGTAAAGGATAGTGAAGGCGTAGTGGTGGGATTGGTTACGGAAGTGGTGAATAAAGGCGAAAGATTCCCTGCGCTAAATGTCGTAACTGTGCCTAGTCCGAAAGAAGCTGCCGGGACTTTCCTAACTGCACCATTGTTTATTGTGACTACGCTATCAGGGTTCCCGCCTGTTAATGTTCCGGCAAATACGTTACCTATATACGGTGCCCAGTTTTGCTGCCCAGTACTAGCTATATTAAATACTGGCAATGAATTGATATTAAACGTATATGAAAAAGCAGACCCAACACCAGCTACCCAATTGTTATTTGATAAAAATTGATGCGAGTTTACAGAAAGGAAGTTATTAGCTCCACCTAGTGTATATATAGCGTTGGCCGATGAAAATAAATTACCTTTTAAGACTAGCGGAACCGAATTTGTTGCCGCATCAATAGTATCTGAAACGGTTAAGATAGCTGGGTTTTGTTGCGTGAATACCTGCTGCAACGTCTGTGATCCCCCACCCCCGCCAGAAGGAACAGGCAACAACCATAGCTTTTTATTTACATCCTCGACCAATACGCTATCAGTCGATACGGATGATGCCTTGCTTGGCAGCCCTGTAATCAAGAACGATTGACCTTGTGTAACGATAGTATCCGGCATAAAGAACGGCGACTTTGATCCACCTAAAATAATCGTATCTACATTCGTATTCCCACCGGAGTAAAACGAGGAAACACCTTGTACTGCAAATAATTGAAAAGATTTAGTTGTAACTCCTAACACATGCGTTGATGGATTCCATGTAACCACACTATCCGTTGCGCCGCCACTCAACAACCCGGATAACGTAACTGTACCTGTAGCGGTCAATGCCCCAAACGTCTGTAACGCACTCCACATATTCGCATGAGCTAAATTTAAAGAGGCTATTACATTACCAGACGTCGGTGAAATCGTTAACGTACCGTCAGAATTGGTTACGCTATTAGTGAACCCTGAGATAGCCCCTTGAATCAAATTACCTGCCGCGTCAAATTCTGCAACAGTAGTCGGCGTACCCGTTACCGATCCCGTGTAAGTGGTTAACTGTAATTGTCCACCACTTGCTAACAGCATCTTAGCACCTCCGCCACCATTGGTAAAAAAAGTAATCCCACTAGATGCGCCGGATACCAAGCTCAAGAGGCTATTTGATTCAAAGAATCTTGCCCAAACATCATTAGCTCCATTTGTTCCATCTCCTATTCCATAAGTGTTATCTGCCGAATAACTTACGTTTGAAGAAAGTTTTAATCCACCACTAAATGTGTTAAGAGCCGAAAATGTTTGAATATTACCCAATAAGGCAATTGTACCCCCCGCCCATTGATTTAGGATAGAAAAGGTTGGCGCAAATTGTATTGCCCCCGCTGGCGAAGCTGTATTGTTGCCATAAATGTTATATGCTGGAAATGTAGCCCCGGTAAAGGTAAGAGCTGGCGTAGTTGTCGCCGTTGAAACTGCTGTAGTAAATAACCCGCTTAAATTACCTGCAGAAAAACTTGTAACCGTACCCGCCCCGCCGGATGTTATTGTAAGTGTTAAAGAATTTGAATTAGTCGTAGAATCCAACGTACACCCTGACGCGCAAATCAAACTTCTTAAACCTGGAACTTGTGGAGAATAAATCCTATACCCTGTACCAATATTTGGCGGTATAGGCCCCCCTGATCCGGTTGGCGGTTGCCAAGATGCCGTTCCAGCTACAGAATCTAACGTTAACACACATCCATTACAGAAAGAAACAAAGTTCAGTGGGATATGCCCTATCGTATCTGCGTTACAGTTTAAGCATAATCCGCCACCACTACCGGAATAGTTTGGAATGTTCAAAACTCCTGTACCTGAATTATACGTAGCTACACCGCTTGTTCCTGTTGTGGTGAGCGTTAAAGGTGCAGGCGTGTTTGAAAGATTGTTATAATTCTGTATGTAGGACAAGTCATGCCCCTGTATTGAATTTACTGTGATCGACGGCCAAGTCCCTGAAAGATCGCCGCCGCCAGTCAAACTCAAAGAAATATTAGGTGTGGTAGTTGGGTTTGTTATCGTCCATGTATATCCTAATGCGTTTGTAGCTGCAACATTCGTAACTGATCCAAGTCCGGGCGGAATAGAATCAGTATACCAGCGAACTAAATTACTATCTGCCACACCATTTTTAAACCAAAACACTTCTGTCTGTCCACCGATAAACGTACCATTCGATTGTAATGCCCCGCCAACATTAGCATATATTGGGAAGTATCCCCTACGGAATTGAGCTAAATTAAGATAGGATAGTATTTCCCCTGTCCCATTATACAAACGATATAAGAAGTTAACCGTATCCATTTTAAGGCTACGCGCTTCAATATTAAAGTTTCCGTTTGGCCCTATGGGTTTATTGATAGGGAATGTAAATCCTGGTTGCTGCGATGGATTGTAATGCGTTTGAGCACTTCCAAAGAAGCTAACCAGAATTAATATGGGAAGTAATATCTTTTTCATTTTACGATAATTGCAAATTTTGCGTAGGATCAAGCGATATAGAAATCCTGGTGTAATAATATCTTTGCGTTCCAATTACTAACGGTGACTGCCAATCGACGTCGGGCAAAAAACCAGAATTTAATCCACCGTTCGCCCAAGTTGTCTTAACTGATTCGCTACTAGGCCCTTTCACTACAATAAACATATTAGGAGTTGCCGCTACAGGGACAGTCATTACCCATGCGTTACCTGCTGTTATGCCAAATGTTTCCTGATAGCTAAATGGATCGCTACCCCCTTGTAAGGTTGGGCCGGGATCAGTTGCGAAGTATCCGAATGCGCCTTGTAGGTTTGCTGTCACAGTGAGGGTGGCCGTATTAGAAACGATTAGTCCCGCTGAAGTATTAACTGTCACAAAATAGGTATTTCCGCTCTGCGTCAATTGAGCGTTGGTGACTGAATAAGATGCTGAATTTGCCCCCGGAATAAGTACCCCGTTTGAAAACCACTGATAATTTATTGGTGCCGCTCCCGAAACAGATACGGAAAATGTCGCGGTAGCCCCCACATTGACAGATTGGTTTGAAGGGCCTGAAAGAACTGGGACCGAACCTCCTATTTTATTAATAATATTTGCCGCCTGTATGCCATAAGGACCGCATAATTGCCATAGCCATTCAGCAACTTGTCTAAGTGTTGGATCGGAGGGATTAGCTGCATAACGCAATGACAAAGGTTTCCAAACTTGATAAATTGAAATAGGTAGACGCGGGTCTAAATTGCCACTATTTAATAATAGTTTGTTTTGGTTGTCAACATTAGCCAATACCTGCGACAATTTGCCGATTTGAATCAAAGCCGATATGCTATATTCGGTTGCCACTAATAGTACGTATTTTTATTTGCCACTAAATAATTTTCTTTCAAAATCATAGCCTGACTATTTCCGATACTTTGCCCTACTGAAATAGCTTGTACCGCCGCGTCTAAATAATTTCGTAGGTTCGTCCTGTATTGCTGGTAGTTTACATCCTGAAGAATGCCAGGAGAGGAAGATTCGGTTTGTGTCAATTGGTAGTAGAAATTCTCCCCAAAGCCGGTAAAAGCCGCGATAGCCGACGCGGTGTAAAGAACCGCTCCAACATTGTTTAACCAAACCACAACTACGTTAAGTGCAATGTCAATAGCAAGCGGATTTATTGTAATCGGATTTGGCGAAGGGTATGCCCACGGAATAGCAGGTACGAGTAAGGCATTTGCTGCTGTATAGATGGAAATTGACCGGCTGGCAATGGCTCCGTCGCTCCCAGTTGAAATATCGTTAATTATAATTGCCGTCGGGTCCGTCGTCCCTCCGGTGTTAACAGAACTAATTGAAATAGCGGGCGAAAGAGGCATTTGTTAACGTTTAGCGAAATTAATAAAATATTGTTATATTATGGTCAAAATGACCTCTTCTTTTGCATATATCTCTTCTTCATATAAGCTAGTTTTCTTCGGTTTTTTTCTTCTTTAGATAGCGGAATTCTCTTTGGTTTAAATTCTGGAGTTGACCCATCTTTGTATTTGAATATAAAACCTTTGACTGTTTTTGTATGTCCCATAACCACGCTACCAATATGCGTACGATGACACCCTATAATATTTGCCGCCTCCGTAATTGATGGGTACTCTTTTATGAAAACTCCGTCTTTGTCATATTGCAAAACAGACCTAGATATTTTTTGCGCCTGTTGAATAAATATAGCCCTTACATTATCGGTCAATTTTCTACCTCTTGTTTTTTCAACTCTTTTTTTTATAGATTCTGGCGAATGTTTCCGGCCCAAGTTGTATTTATTGCCTGTGTGTAACATTCTCATTTTCTCAACCCACCCTTCAGGTGCCTTTTTACCTGGTTTATTATACTTATGCCCTTTCATTCTTTTAGACATAGCATCTCTCATCTCTTGGGTATAAACCTTCGGATTTCTTTTTTTAGTTTCACTCATTTTTTTTCTTGATTCTTCAGAATGAAATTTTTCAGATGCTCCGTCCCCTCCTTCTGAGCAATTAAGGCCATTTGTACTATATTTGCTGCCATAGCTCATATACGTTTTAATCCAAAAACGTTCTTTGCCCTTCATATAATTAACATCAGAAGAAAAAGAATCTATTATTTCTATAGAGTGTGACGAAAAACCGTATTTTACTAGTGAATTATATATTTTTAGTTGTTTTTTGCAATTATTCGTTCTATACTGTGCTATTCGCATATTAAAATTGCATGTTCGGCCTATATATACCGCACCTACCGGATTTGTTATTTTATATATAACCCACTCTTTTGTCATATTTAATTAATTTACAACCAAATATACTAAAAAAGCTGTTGCTCGCGAAGGGCTTGAGACATTTTTATGCGCCTAATTATGTGATCGTAGACCGCCTTGTACGAATCTGCTTTTAACCCCCTCCCGCTTGTCGGTCTGGCCTGTAAAAACTTATCCACTTCTAATTGCCCATTGTTGTAGTAGTCATTTAACATTTGATGCCCGGTTCCTTCGCCGCCGTTATATTCTGCCAACGCAAAGAAGTCCCTTGCTTTAGGCGATAACGTTATTCCACGTTGCTTTGCGTAGGAATCTATGTCATCATAGTGGTACTTTAGCATGGCGGCTTTTGCCTGTAAAGCAGCGTCGGTTGTCTTAAAGTTATTTGCATCATGTAGAGGGTCGGGATCGGCGGCGGATGCTTTGGAGCCCCTGAAGTTTTTAGCAAAATCCGGTGTCAAATACCCTTTCCTAACCAAGTCTGGGAATCGTTCTGAAAAGGTCTGAAACCCGAAACTTTGCCCCCCATTAATAGGAAAATCTTTGTCATTCCAGTAATCTTGATACCCCGGTTCCCCTGGTTTTCTGCCGTGCGTGTCCTTATCCCCTGATTGGTTTTTGAATAGCCCGCTCATCCCTTCCTCCATTGCAGATGAGTACAGAAGTGCGGGGTCTATTCCGTATTGCTTTGCGGCTTTCGTAGATAGGTTTTTAGCCGTATCGCTTCCCGCTCTTGGTATTTCATTTACCTTTAAAACGGTGTCGCCACGGCCTTCTAATGGCCCATATAGCTTCTGCCAGTTTTGCAGGTATTGGTTTCTGGCTGCGGGGTCTGCATAGTTAGGAGTAGGAATTAACCGTGGATTAGGTGTGGGTAAAGCGGATTTATTGATAGGTAATGGAGCTACCATATTTGGGGCTGGCGCGGAAATGGGACTAACTGCCGTATTCGGTATAGGCATTACCGACGTTTCCCCGCCGCCTGAATCTGGTAATATGGCATAAAATTTCCTCATCGGTGTTGCCTTTGTCTGTGGCCGGTTACTTTTGGTTTTTTAATTGGGGTATTTTCTCGAAGTCCGGGTATTCCGCTTTCGATGTGTTCACCTACGGTTTCAGGGGATCGTTTGTTTTCTGGTTCCAGCATCTTTTCGCCAACCGATCTTGTATCTGCCGGATCGGACACTTTAGCGGCGTAGTCTGCTATGGCCGGGACAAGCGTACTTTTTGCCAGTTCCCCAAAGAAATAACCGCGTTCTTTATCACTCGAAAAGGCTCCCATAATTCTCGAAGGTTCGTCTAGTAACGGTTCATGCGACATAAGCCCCAATGCCCCGCCCCACACCCCTTCGCCTATGCCCTTTTCTTGCCCTTTTACCATTGTATCTTTTATGCGGCGGACAGTTGCCCCGACTTGCATAGCTTGAAATATGGGCGCTTCTAATGCCCATGCTGGGATATTTATCCCTAATACCCGCATATCTCCGACTTTAACGTCTTTGTCGTCCCGCTTTTCGCCTTTCTGGTAATAGCCCCCAAATACCTGCGGGTTTAGATAGCCAGCCATAAGTGCTACATGGCCTATAGTACCCTTTTTCAGGTTCCGCATGATGCTTTCGGCCTCATCTTGTGACAAGTTATTAAGTCCTTTGCCTAAACTTTTAGAGATAATTTGTGTCAAAGCGATTTCAGGACCGGCGACATGGGTAATGGTTTCTCCTAATATATTGGTGGGGACTTTGACAAACGGGAGCAACCAACGGCCAATCGTTGCAGCCAGTTCACCACTAGAACCAGACCGTTCCATTGCGGCCATTGCATTTGTCCATCCTTTAGAGATGGGATTGTCTTGCATGAAGATTGACCGCTCTGCATCTTTGTACGCCTCCATTGCAATACGCGCTTCTACCATGCCGTCAATCGGTGTACCGTTCTTAATGTTGTTTGCCATCCGTTTTTGGAAGGACCGCTCGAAGGCAAATCGCTTAACAGGGGCTTTAATGGCACTATGCAACTGCCCGAAAAAGTCTAAGGCTTCTGGCGGCAACTGTCCTTTCTTACCATATATAGCCTCTATATCTGTTTTTCCTCCTTTGGCAACCGTGGCCGCGTCATCCAATCCGCGCATGAATGCCGCCTTGTACCCTTTGGCAAGTGCCGCTACGTTTGCACCCGCTTCCCCTGGTGCTTTCTTTGCTAATCCGGGGAATATTTTAGAGTAAACCGCCCCCACTCCGCTTTCGAGTGGCGTCGTCCCTAATCGCGTCAAAGCAGCCATAACCAACTTACCCAATGTAATCGGATTGGACAATTTCGCCGCCCGCTCATATTTTAAAAATACGTCCTGTACTTTCTCAAATCCTGTTCTGTTTTTGCGCTCATCGACTTTTAAGGACTGTGTGAATTTGTCTTTGGCCCGCTCGTAGTCGGCTTGAGCTTTCATTAGTTTAGGATCGGTAGCGCGATATTTTTGTACTTGTGCCTGCTCTTTTATCTCTTGGTATTTGGTTGGTTCTTTCGGTGCTGCTGGTTCGTTGTAAACACCTGCAATCAAATCGTGGATATGCCTTTCTTCAATATCTGGTATTTCTGGTTTCAGAATAGCCATGATATTTTTAGTAATATCATCTAACTTGTCTACGCCTTCCTCTATGAAACTTTTAACCAAATCTTTGATATGTGGTGCAACGGCTTTCAACTGTGCGGCGAATGGAACGGATGAAGTCAGCCCTTCCCCTCCTTTAGCCGCTTTCAACAAGTCGGCCCGCATCTTTTGTACAATATCTTTCCGTTCGTCTTTAAACTGATCTTTTGTTTTTTTGGTACGTGCCCAACCTTTGCCGCCCGACACGGTTTTTTCAGCCTTTAGCCTTGCATTCTCTTTCTCCAATTCCGCTACGCGGGCATCTACCGCTTCTTTCGCCTCTTTGATTTCGTCATGCTGTTTTTGGAGTTCTTTCATTTCAGCATCCGACAAAGGTTCTCCCAATTTAGCAGCCCGTTTTTCCATTTGCATATTGACAAGCGAAAAACGTAGGTCGGCCATCATTTTACGGGCATTCAACCCTCTGGCTGTTTCCCGTCCTATCTTCTTGTCTACGTTGTAAATGGATTGTAAGTCATCGAGTAGTTTAGCCCTCCGCTCAACGGCGTCAGCCAATTCATCCGGTTTTTTCTTATCTATAGCTTCGGCAATATCCTTATTCGCTGCATCTAATTGAGATTCCTTTACGTTCTGATGGAAAAGAATCATAGCGTTTTCCAGATCGGTAACAGCGCGTGGTTTGTTGTCAAGCGATTTAATTAATTTTTCAACGTCAAACCCTTTGGCTATTTTTTGCTGTGCATCTTTCCAAACTGTACCAAACTCTCGGGCAGCTTCTTTCATTGGCTCTTTTAAACCGGCCTCTTCAATCTTCTGTTTAGCTACGGCATTTCGAGTGCTAGTAACTTCATTATCTCCTTCTTCTTCTATGAAGGGGAGTTCGTCTGTTTTGTCGGGTTCGCCGGGGACTTTTTGACCCTCATCTTTACCTTTTTCTTCGGTGATGGGTTGCTCACCTTGTCCGGCAGGCTGCTCTGGTCGGTCTTGGCCGCCCATTCCTCCGCGAACGGTTGGTTCGTTGCGAACGCCCATTTTTCCTGCTGCTTGCTCTGAAACGGCATTTTGTTTATTTTTTAAGTACCTGTGAACTAAAGCGGCTCCAGCATCGGTCATATGCTCACTTTTAATGTGAGATAAGTCTATGCCGTTTTTTTCTGCTGTGGCCAATAACTTTTCTCCTATACCTTTCCCGCGCTCTGCCTCATCTACAAATATTTTTAAATTCTGCGGCTTGTCACCTATTTTACCAGTTTCGTAATCATGATAGCTGATTTGTAACGATCCTTTTATCTTCCCTTCATTATCTCTGAATGTCACATATTTATATCCTTTAATTGGCGCTTGCTCTCTAGGTATTTCTGGTGTACCTGCTGATGTTTTACCGATTTCGATATTATAACCAGGCGTTCCCTTTTCATCCAAACTATGGCTAACTTCGGACATAGTGGGAGCGTCAGAAGTTTTTACCTTATTGCTTCTTTTTTGTACAAAACTATGTTTAGAAATTTGGTCATTAATAATTTCAGATGTATGTAATGTACGCGGCATATCCGATGAGATCATTTTCGGAATGTTGCCGCCCGTTTCTTTAATAAGGTTTTCTCCAGCTTTTGCTGCCTGCGCTTGCCCTTTATCGGTTAACTGCGTATCGTCCTCTCTAAATTCGGATAGTTTGTTATCTTCTGTTTCGCCGTGTCTTACTACTTTTATGGCATTACCGTTGTCGCCAGTGAAGGTATGTACTTTACCCTCTGCCTCTGGCTTCATATCCACGTATTTCTGTGCAAATTCTTTCAACTTGTCGCCTTTGATTTCCGAAATATCCGGCCTTCCAATTTCTTCCCATACGTGTATGGCTTTTATAACAGATGAATGGGTTACTATGGCTGTATTGTGCGGATCATTGTCTAATGACTTTTTAAATTCAGGTATAACGCGGCCAAGCAACTGACTAAATCGTTCACCTGTTTTGCCTATCGGTTCGTCGCTTAATATCTCCTGTTTAATCTTTTCTTGTGCCTCTTTATTCTCATCCTTCCCTTTGTTATCTCCGTAGTCTAGTGTACGATAGGCTGGATTGGTTTCGATAGAAGGTGCGGTTTCCGTACCCGCCAAGGTCGTTGCCGCACCCTCGCTTGGTTTCTCTATTTCTTGCCGCCCTTCGGTTTGGGGGGCATTGCTGGTTTTTTTGCCATCAGTGTCTGTTTTTGGTGAAGAAATATTTTCAACAAAATCTTTATGGCTATCCTTTAAATAGTCGTTTGCTTTTTTAGGGTCTTTTAGTATTTCAGGAATCTGCTTTGTCAGTTCGTCGATGTTTTTTTGCAGATGCGGTTGATAAACAGGATCGGCGTAGGCCATCTGCCGTTGCTTTTGGCTAATCTCTTTTTGAACAGAAAATAGTGCCGCCTTTTGTTCTGGCTCCAATCCTTGCGGCATCCTAAGTTCGGCGTGTGCAAAATCTTCAAGCGTATTTTTTAAGTGTTGGGTATAGATGTTTCCGGGGTCTTTCTTTAGCAATTCATCTACTTTGGCACTAACGGCTTTGTTATTGGTCGCCGCTAGTTCGACTAAATTACTTTGTATATGATTGTAGGTCTCGGATATGTCTTTGCCTGCCCTGTAATCTCCTAGCGCATTTTTTAGCGTTGGTACACTTTCCAATACTTTACCAGCAAGTGCCATTACCGCCGTTTGCCGTGGGTCAAAGGCTCCTGAAATATCCGTAGATAATCCTTGCTTTCTACTCAATCCGCGCTGCAAATCTTCTTTAGCCTGTAATCCGTTGGTGACTTGGTTAACCACTGCATTGCCTAAATTAGTACCCGTTAACATGGCCTGCAAGTGCGCAACGTCCGACGGGTCTTTGACGGCTTTAGCGGCCATGTTCAAAAGTGCTTTCTTCGGATTGTTAAATTCACCTTCAACTACAGCTTTTGCCACATCGTTTTCAAAACCTTTAGCGAATTTTATGTTCGGCAATAAGGTCATAAAGGCGGCATTTACCAGCGGTTTAGCCGTCAGGTAGGTATTGTAGGCAGACCCGGTTAACCCGGCTGATTCAGCCTCTTTTCGCACTGTAGGAAGACTTTCGGATAGTGCCATCCCAAAGGTTGCTGCTTTTGCCGCCCCTGCTTCCTCTGCTAAACCAGGGAGAATGTAAGGTGCAAAACCGCCCACTGTATAGGCAAAGTCGTTGGCTAACAAACTTAACCCGCCTTTACCCTTACTAATCTGTTCTACTGCTTCCGGAGAAATAGCTGGCGCATTGGATGACAAGAATTGTTGCGCATTGTTATTTAACTTCTGTAAAAATGCGTTGTAACTTGGCGCTATACCTTGTTGATACAGCTTACTATTGGTGAATGCTGCTGGTAAAACGCTAGGTGCTAATTCCGCTGCGCCTTCTGCTACGTTCGCCAATCCTTTGCCTGCTGCCCCGCCTGCTGTTTTAAGGTAGTCCCATACGTTGGTATTTCCTTCGATAGCTTTACGGTCGTATTCGTCCTGTTTGATTTGCGCTTCTGTATCTTTAGGGAATGACCGCTGCCTAATCTCATCCATCAACCCTATGCCCTGTTGCCGTTTCTGAAATTCGGAAAGGTATTGTTTAACTTCTGGTTGGTTGACGTAGTTCTGCGCGAAGTTCACAGCTTTGGTATAGGCGTTCCACCGTTGCAGGTTATTGGCTGCTTTTTGAGCTAGTCTGTCGGCGTCTTCTGGATTAACGGGCTGGCCTGTTCTTTTGGCGCGATCTGCCAACAAATCGGCTTGGTGTTGTAACTCTTGCTGCTGGCTTTCAAACTCGTTCCTATTTTTATCGAAGTTATTTAGAACATTCAAGTGTCCGTTCAGTATATTAGGATCAACATTCGCAGGTAATGGACGGTTAAGATTGTACTTATCTTCCACCGTTTTTTGTAAGACATTCATCATGCCTTGACTACCGGCTTTTATAGATGCCTTGTATGGATCGCCTAATTTGTTTAAGGTGTTAACAACGTCCGTTGATAGTTCTGTATGATTTTTTAGTACACTTCTAAATTCGCCGCCCTGTTTGTCCGATTCTGCCAGGATATCCTTTATCGGTTGTGGTTGGATGGCGTCTCCCGCTTTGCTTGGTATTGTTTTGCTACCATAAACGGTTGCTGTTGGCAAGGTCTGCTGCGTGGGTACGTCAGGGGTTTGAACACCGGGATAATCGTATGAGTTAGTATTCCAGTTGTATTTTGGAGTAATAAATCTCTTCCCATTGTTAGCGTCTAATGCCGCTTTTGTATTCGGCACTTCTATTATCTTTCCCTCTAAACTATGCGGATCAAAATTCTTTAGTTCTTTCTGTGTATAATAATTATATAATTTGCCGTCAGCGTGTACTTCTGGATATAACTTATACCCGTTTTCATCCGTTGCTATCCTTCCTACAAAGTCTTTCCTTTGCGCTTGGTAGTCGGGATCATTCAGGTATAATCCTTTCTTTTCGCCTTCTAAATCTGGTTGGAATGTACCGTTAAATTGTAATGGTTGGCTAAGGTTCTGTGTTGTCTGACGGATGCCTTTATCTACTGGCGTTGCTGGCGTCGCTAATCTGGTTTCCTGAAAACGTTTGACAACGGCGCGGATATTATCTTCCGGTTCGCCAGCCTGTTGCATCTTGGTAATTATTTTTACCAATTGCTGCTTGTCCTCGTCTTTTAAGACGGGTTGTTGCGGCGGCGTTTTGGCAGGCGGTTGCGGCACCGGTCCATTGTCGGGCTGCTGTTCGTCTACTTCGGGTTCTAATATGTCCGTTTCTTCGGCCATTTATGGTTTACTATAGTGGTCAATTAATGCGTCAGGGTCTACTGGTGCCGGTTTGCCTGCTGACGGTTGGCTCAAGGTCTGCCCAACTACTCCCTTTTCCAATGCTGGTGTGCTGCCCATAAACCGCTGATGCCAGTTAGCAAGTTTGCTAATCAATTGCGGGTCATTGGGATCAATTTCATCTGTCTTTAAAACGTCTTTGTAAGAACCAACTGCCGGATTTCTGGGGTCATCTGGCACCCATTGCTTTTCGATGTGATGTAGCAAATACCCGCCCTTTGTTTTAAAATCAACACCCATACTGCTAGGCAACTGCCCCTGATCTATATCCTGATATTGACTTTTCCCATTACCGGAAAACCAAACCCCACCAAGCCTTTTAACCTCATCTGTATTACCAGACTTCATTGCGGCGGCCATTTGATTCGTCAACCCTAACATTAACTGCTGGTCTTGCTGCGCTTTAGTTAATCCCCTACCCACTGGCGGACGCGATACCGAACGCAATTCACTAGATTGTCTTGATTGCGAATTGTCCAAAATAGCGTCAGCCATTGCGTGTTTGCGGGGATCATTCCCAATATCATCGTTCGGATAAACCGATTTATACGCCTTATTTAGTTGGTCAAAACGGTTAGGATCGATCACATCATTGTCATAATGTCCCTGTACTGATTTGTCAGAATCGTATACTTGTCCCATCCGTTCTGCAATTGTTTGCAGGTTGCTGGTAGAATGTTTTTCTGTAAACGGCACAACTGTTAATCTTGTCTGTGGGTCAACACCAGATGCTTTACCGTATGTTTTAGTTGGTTTCAAACCTCTTGTTAACATACCCGCAACCGATTTTTGTTTATTAATATCGTACGGCGGAGCATTAAAAGAAAATTCTGATATATCATGTGGCGTTACCCCATCTTCCTTATAATGCTGTGGGTCGTAAATAGATGCGCTAATGGAATGTGCTACATTAAGGTCTTGCTTTGTGGCCCTTGCTGCTGTATTGGGGTTAGAATAAACTTTTTGAAGTGCCAACTCATGCTGTGCCGCTTGTTTTGATTTGGCAACATCACCCAACAAATCCCGGTGCATGGCCTGAAATTTCGCCATCGATCTGCCGCCGTCCAATCTTGGATTAATTAACGCATCCCTATGTTCTATGCCAAATTGCTGCCATGCGTCAGCCTTTTGATTCCATCCGTCTAAATCCTGACTGCGTACGCCTGCCGGATTAATGTTGTTCTGTAGTTTGTCGTAGTATTGGGATAAGGCTTGTTGCTTGGCCTGTTGGTGCATCATCGCCCGCATGTAATAGGCTGAATAGTTGGGTGGATGGACAATGAATGTTCCACCTGAATATGCGGCTGGGTTTATGGCTGATGATCCTCTCATTTAAAATCTGCTATACGAATTTGGGTCAATATATCCTATTCCTCCTGCTGGTGAATTATAAATTCCTGCCGTATCTGCTATATCTGGTGCATAAGCCTGACCTTTGTTCGCCGCGAATGCGTTGGTGCTGTTCCCGCCGCCAGTATTTCCGCCCCCGCCAAACAGCGTCTTATATTGCTGCATTTGGCCATAACTACCTAATCCTCCTGATATGTTAGCAAACCCGGCATTCTCCATCTGACTACCTGCTACCGCTTTTGCTTGTGCTATACCCATAGCCTTTTCATACGGCGCTTCTTTGTTGTACTGGAATTGTCGTTGGTAGTCTGCGTTCTGCATGTTAGCCGCCTGACCTAGTTGACCAAATGCCTGACGTTGCAAACCTTCCGCCTGTACTCCGGCCCGTTGCAATTGGTCATCCGATCCTTGCACTAATGCGCCTATATTCCCGGTTGAATGCCGATCTTGTAATGCACCAATACCTGTAGCTAAATTTCTACCCGCCTGCTTTTGCGCTTGCTCGTAAAAATTAGATTGGTACGGACTTTGGCTATACCTATTCAGGGCTTCTTGGTAATAATCGGAAATAGCCTTATTCGGCGCGTACGACGGTGTTTGCAACCGCTCCATTTGCCGATGCGCTTTCCCGGCGTTAATCCCGCCAATTACCGCTTGTGTTACTCCGATGCCCGCCGTAACCCCGACCGCAACAAATGACATTTTAGTTTAATTTATAGTTAACTATTAATCATTGACTGTAAGGTATTATTTTTAACAATACCGCCCAATAAATTATTTACATGTGGTTCCAAGATTAAATTCTCAATCCCCTCTACTATTCTCTCTTTATCTTCATCCGATAAATCGTTTTCCATTCCTGTAATAAACGGCAATGGGTGTACAGTACTCCATTCCGTTGTTTCATGCATGTATAACACCCTTCTAGTTCCCGGCGTAGTTACACCCCAATGCGGAGCCTCAATTAACTGCTCGCCTAAATTATCGCTGAATACAGATACCTTACCCTTCATTACGAAATACGGGTGAACAGTGTTATGTTTCATCGATGTTACCATTGTTCCTTGCTCCATTAGGATAGTACGGATATAAAGCCCTGGTAAGAAAAAATGTTTCAGTGGACATTGCACCATTGGACAAGATTCAAGCATCTTTGCCTCCAATTCATCTATCTTATCGTCAATTGAGCTTTCCATCGTCGTTTGTTTCTTTTGGAGCTAATTCTTTTACCAATTGGTCAAAAGTTTTAATCCCGTCTTTGGTTGCGATTTTATTTTGTCCCAAATCCATAGACGGAACGTTTGCATTAACCTGCAATAAGTCTTTAAATTCTTTTAAGTCAGGCCGTGACAGCGCAACCTTCCAGTAGTGCAACCAATTGGGTATTTTATTTTTGTGTTCCATTTTATTTAACGGTTAATGGACTGTCAATGTATCGGATTGCTATCTCTGCAAGATAGCTGAAATTGCTTGGTTGCGACGAAGAAAACTGTATGACTAGCTGGTTTCCTTGTAACACATCTCCATCAATAATCCCAAAAACAGAGTTAGCGTCAAACCAGAAAGGTGCATTCCAATCCGTACCTAATAACGTAAAATCTTCAGCTATCAAATTACTAGACTGTAAAGTTGATCCATAAGAAAAGGTATTTGTATTTATTTGCGGACATACCCACGGAACGTTTGATACCTGCGTAAGCGATAGGAATGTCTTTTTTTCTATAACAGGCTCCTTAAATACCATTGTTATACTTGGCGTCTGCTGTGTGCCGAAAAAGTTACTATACGTTGTTGTATTGTTTTGAATGTACAAATTCCCATTATAGAATAGTATCAACTGATTTTCGGCGCAAACGGCGGCATCAGGGGCGTAGTCAAAAAACCCGTAGCTTACTTTCTGTCTTTCGTTAAAGGCTATCGTTTGGCTTGGTATAGTATTAGGCCCACTTGTTCCGCCTTGCATAAAGAAAAGTACTTCGGCGTCCCTGTCTTTCGGCGTATTAAATGCTCCTAATATAGCCGATGTTCCCCCAAATTGATAGGCATACGTATTCAGGTAGGTTGGCAGGTTGTTTCCGGCGAATGTTTGCACTTTCTCATCCTCGCTGATATTGTCTACTCCATTTAATGACAGTCTGCACCAGACTCCTTTAATTGGATCAGCGAAGTAATCCTGATACCCGGAACTACACAAGCTATCCACAGCGTTTCCTATTCCGTATTCACCTTCAAAATATTGAATGTTGTTTTGCGTAATGATTGTGTCTGAAACTACAAGGGAAGTATTGGCTGATTGGTTGGTGATGAATTTTTGATATACTCCAACTCTCCCGCACCGTCTTTTCTGAAATACCCTCAATTCCCTTTGTCTGACGCGCATTCTCTCAACGTCTCCGAATGACTTATCCCATTCGTCAAAATTGTCGGAGTAAAACCGATTGGAGTTATTAATATCCGTTCCTAAAATGTCTGGCTGGCTAAACCTGAATAGGGTGCTGAAATATGTCTGTGCCGCCTCAACATTAACCACATTTGGTTTATTATCAGAATTGGTTGCCAGTTCATAAATGTCGCTGTACGATTTGTCGAAAACGTTTATCGTTATGTTCCGAATCACATCCAATTGCAATTGATAGCCGCTTATAAACATTTCATTGACGCAGTAGTTAATTAACCACAACTTACCCAGCGGCGGGACTTGAATAGTTACATCGAATGTTACGGTAATTGAAGTAGTCTGCCCGCTGGTAATGGGTTGCAATCCGGTTTGAAGCGGGACAATTTGCGTTAACTGCACTACATTACCGGGTAGTACCACTTTAGCATATTTAGCGTACTGCCCGGAAGGGTCCACTACGTCCTGAATAGTTTGTGTGCCGCGAAGTCGAACCGCTAGTGTAATTGTACTAGATTCGTTTTGCAGGGTTGACCCTGTATCAGAATTGTATGGATATTGGGTATTTAAAAGTCCCGCCACTTTGTTTACATCCCCGACTATTTTCCAGATGCCGTTATCCACTAACGGAACGTTATTGCCGTTCACGTTCACCCAATCTGTGCTATATGGTGAATGTTGATCGTAAGTGCCACACGTAATGAAGTACGTATTGTCTAATGGGACGGTGCGCTGTCTATAAAACACATCCCCATCTGTAGTTACCACTTGGTTGTCCGCTATATTCCCCATGTGGTACGCTGCTCCTGTTCCTGGATTCCCAATGTTATATTGTTGTCCGACTTGAAAATAGACGTTCTGTCCTGTAGTTGAATACGGTTTATAGGAGTAGATTAATACAAGGTAATTCTGATAATTGGTATCGGTGTTACTAACCGGGAATTGAAAATTAGGATTGGTTGGTGCTACATCGGAAGCGGGGTAATAAATCTGTATAAATGTACCGCTTTGCATCGTACCGTTTGCGATTGGATTTGTAGCAACTCCTAAGATGGCATAGTCCAGATTGAGTGGATAGAAATTTTCATGCGCATCGTATCTGCCTAATATTTTTATACGGTCCCCCTGTGTAAAGGAATACGATATGACGCCTTCTGTGGCGTTAATGGATTGGTTATAGGTCTGAATGTTATTGATCCCAAAATAAGCGTATTGCGTATTTACACCGGCTCCCGTTCCCTGACACGCGGCATTTGAAACCCAGTTTATATATTTATTGTAGGTTAATGTATCTGTCCGGACAAGCTCCCAATAAGCTGCCCACTGCGGCGGTTGGAACGCAGCTAAATTTATTGATACTTGAGGTATTTGACCGGATATTGGCGCTTGAGTAATTAGGTTCCCGGTTACATTGCTAATCGTTCCATTCGTTCTGCCATCTGCATCCCGATATAAAATACCATACGAATATGTTGATTGAGGGAAATGTGAGCAAATAGGGCTTGGGTATGGTGAAAAATCCGCACGAACACCGTCTACAAAATACGATTGCAGAACAACATTCCCTGTTGGATAATAGGCGGTAAAATAGGTGCTGTTGGTAGAGACAATGACCCAACCGGCTGTCACGGCGGCTGCGGATACCGCCGATAATATTGCTGGTATACTACCCAACCCAACCGTATTGTTAAAGGAAAAACTAATATCTGTTGCTCCTGACTTAGCTCTTACCGTTAAGAGTTGTGGGAACTTTTCTAAGTTTACAGGGTTTCCAAAACCGTCATTTGACCCTACCCCTCTCAAGTACACATTTATCTGTGGTTGTCCACTTGTAAAAATGCCATTTGTAGCGGCAAAGAAAAGAACTCCGTTAATAGAGTATTGAGGAAAGGCTACATTCGATGTGGCTGTGCTAAAGGAGGGATTAAGCCAGTTGTACCCTTCGGTAATACCTGCGTATGAAATTACATTTCCGTCTAATAAAGATTGGCAATTTGCAAACTGTGGCACTTGATCGTAATCCAGTACCGTAAAAGTAGGATCGGCTGCTGTGTAATTGCCGTTATTGTGGAAATAATACTGCCATACCGTATTGCTTGGAATGCTTAAAAGTGTTTTGTCTAAGGTGTCCACAATAAACCAATCTGTTGTCGATCCGTATTGAGTTTGCTTCGCGTATATCCTTATTTTGGTTACATTAATATCTCCTGTTGGGATATAGAGCACGATGCGCGAATTTCTGCTTGCTGGCGTATTGTTTTGGGGATTAAACGGATCACTTGGCAACGGTTGTTTGGATGCGCTGGCTAGTACGGATTGTTCAAAATCGTCGTAAATGTGTGTACAGGTAAAATTGAATAGCGAATTAACTAGGTTATTGGTAGCAACGGTCTGGTCATTTTCGTAGCAACATTGAATAGGCGGTATCGGAGGAGCTTTAATTACATTTAAGAAATTGCTTTTAATGGTCGGATATCCGCCTGCCAAAATCCTATTTATATTTAGCTTCCGGCAATTTTGATTTGAATCCACATAGAAAAGAAGTGTTCCCTGTATGCCATCTCCGTATAAAAGGTCTATGCTTGTAATTCGATTGGCGGTTGTGATTCCTGTTACTTGTCCTAATGTGTTTGTACCGTCTTGTACAAGTGTCTGGAAAGTTTGTGTGAGTGTATAGTAAATATAAATCCCACTATTCCCATTTGAATTGTAGTTGAAGAAAATAACACGCGGGTTTAACGTACCGTTGGAGTTTTCATTTACAGGGTCGTATTTAACTCCTACCGTAACATTTGTACCGGCTGGAAGGTTAGCATTGGGTAGCAAGGACGTCCCTAGACAACTCTCGAAACGCATCCGCCCTTCTGTACCCCTAAATATTCCATTACGGGCCATGACATGATCCCCCTGCGGAACTACAAGCGTAGGATCGTCTAGGTTAAGTCGGCCTCTAAATGGATACGTCGCTAACATTATGCTTTAATTGTTAAACGTTGGTTTTTCTCATTCCAATCGTATGCTTCTTCGAGCGAAAACGGCTTATAGTTCGCTTTAGCTAGTCGAAGTTCATTGTAAAAATTGTGTTTCAAGTCATCCTTGTCTCCTCGTTGCATATGTGAAGTGGAGCCTTTGTAATAGTTATCCTGCCATCCCATAAATGCAATCAATGCTTCTTCGAATTGTACCGGAACTCTGTATTCACTTCCTTCTTTTGGACTTGCCAAGTACTCTAACATCACATAACCGTATTGAAAGAACTCGTTCAAAACAATTAACCCATTGGCTGAATCTATTTTGAAGCTACCAACAAACGGACCTCCGCTAGGCAACCCGTATAAGTTTTCAAAAGTTGACCCGTTCCAATAATTGTAAAAGATAAATGAATTGGCGAAGTAAAAATTGAAAAGACTATTGTCTTGTGTTTGTGAAAGTCTATTTGTTTGCAGATCGGCAAACAGTGTTAACTTGTTATTGTAATCTAGCGGTATAATTTCGCCTTTACCGTTTAGCACCCCGACTTTACACCACTGCAAATAGTTTTCAGGTAGATTAACGGTTAAATTAGAATTGATCGGTAGTTTAACGGATTGTATTTGATAAAAGAAGTTGATGCCCATTTTCTGCATACCGGCAAAGGCTATGTTCCAGATTTTGAAATATTTGTGGTTACTTTGTTCGCTACGGTCTAAGTACTCATTTACACACGTCTCGACCGTAACCCACCCTTGTTTTTGAATAGCCATAACTTTATTCTTTTGCCAAAATGGTATTTTGATCCATCATATAAAATCTTTCCCCGCCAATGTCGAACGGTTCTCCATAATTTTGCACTCTGTAAACAATATCGCCTTTTTTGAACTGCATTTTATCCTTTTTCGTTCCGTTTCCTACTGCAATTACTTCCCCTTTGTTAGATTCAGCCCTGAAAGATTCAGCTACGATAATACCGCCAGCCGATTTTTCATCCCCTGGGAATAATTTAATAAGCACTTGGTTGCGTATTGGTCTAAGCATCTGCTCCATCATTTGTAGGTATTTTTTTCTGCTGTCTTTCCCATGAAAGCATTTTACTAACATATTCGGTAATATCGGCCAATGTTTCATCAGGAACATTCAAAATACTATTCAAATCAGCCGAATTACCTCCACTAATCATTCTCACTTTCCCTGTATATGTATTCAATTGAAGGGTACTGATTATGAATAAATAAATGCTTTCTGGGTAGTACAGGATTTTATTAGGAATCGCCCGCATATTCCGGTAATAGCCTACTTGGTTTTCACTTAACGGTATGGCCGGATCGGATATATTACCATCGCTATCTACAAATTGTAGTGTACCAACTCCTTCATTATTCCCTATTCCTATTGGAATTTGCGGGAGTGTTAATTGATAGGTGAACGGATCAGTCGTTTGCGAGATTGTCAGTCCTGAAAACGTTGTATAAAAGCTATTATTGACATATGCCACTCCATCCAAACCAAGATTAGTTTGATAGTTTTTTACGGCGCTGGCACTAATCGCCTCGGTCATCCAGTTATTGACAAGGTTATCCGTGATATTGCTGTCTATGGATGGCTGCCCACCGTACACTTGCCTTAAAATTCGCCGTATGAGTTGCAGTCTTGTCATTGCCCTTTATCAATTATTTGTTGAGCGTATTGACCCACCTCTCCTGCCGCCAGATTAATCCCAATCATACGCAAACCTCTAGCTATAATTTCAAGACAATCAACATCATAAAAATCATACCCATGACTATTGCCAGCGTCGTATTGGGGCCGCCCATTCCCATCTAAGGTATAGGCCCAATTAAACGGCGTTGGGGTATGGACATAACTAAGCAAAGCTGTTCCCAATGTTACCCCGTCGAAGTTTGTATTCGGATAAAAACGAAATCCGTCTGATTCCAAAAGATAGATTGGGTTGCTGTCCACCGGGTCAATCGGATCGCTGATGTAGTTAGGTGCTTTGTGTTGCGGTACAAACCGTATTCTAGTTCGTTGCGCGTTATTCATGTACATCGCATCAACCTGCTCAAAATTTGGCGGGTATGGTGCCAGCCCTGTAACATCTATTGTTAACGTAGTAACCGCGTCGATAAAAGGCGTAAGTCTAAGCCTTGCCGTTTCATTAACCGCATATTCCACTCTGGATTGTGGTGCGCCGTATTGATATTGCTGCATCTGCCCTAGACAATAATCAAGAAAGGAAGTTTGCGCCTGCTGTGCTATTAGATTTATACGCGCTGGCGATAAATTCCCCCTTTGCAATTGATTCGGGATAAATTTAAGCAGATTATATACGGTATTTGCATCCAATTACAGATCTAATTTTTGCAAACGATCAACAAATGATTTTGATTCTTCTGTTGATAGCATAGCAAATTCTACCATGTAGTCAACGGCTTCCCTGCCATGTGGCACTTTACAAATCAACCCACCTGCTGTCCACTTAGCGTTAGTCCCGCTGACTTCTATTTTAGAATCTGCCAAGGCACGCCTGATAAGGTATTTGTATTCCACTTCAGGGGAATCCAGCGTCGTTTTAAACCGTTTGGGATCGCGTTTAGCTTCTCTGGAATACAGAACCCGGATGCCGTCCTCGCCGCGAATTTGCCCCATTTCATTGGTTATATTCAACCCTAAGAACAAGGCATGTTTCTTTGCTTTTTCGATAGGAACAGACATAGCCAATTCGACTGCCTTAAATTCCTCAATCTCCCTTTCAAAGGCTTCTCTTTCTTGAGCAACGGGGTCCCATTCGTAGAAAGATCGTTTCTTTCCTGGAATCCTGTACTCGTTCCCGTCGTTGGCGTTCATCAATCTAGCCGCTTTGATGATATGAGCGTCTTTTGTCTCATCTAAAATCATCCCACCTTGAATAAAGGTTAGGCTAATACGGTTTTTGTCAATGTATGCCTTGTCCAATTTATCCTGCTTGTCCTGCCAAATTTCGGCTACACCGCGAAGCAATCGAATACGGCGCATAGTTTTCGTATCCGGGTCATATACGTCATCAATCCCGTCCAGATGTACTTTGCCATTGGGAGGGTTGCGCAACTTGAAAATAACCGATTTCCGGCCTGCTGGCGTAACCGTATGTTTAGCCAAAATCTCTTTGAAAACAGGATCAACTACCTTTTCTCCTTTTTCCGCTATCAAAGAATCGCTCTGTGAAATTGCCATAAAAAATAATTAAAATATTAAAAGAGGGGCGGCATACAACCGCCCCAGTTAAAACTAAGCTGCTTCTACCTGAATAAACTGGTTAGCGGCAACTACGCGCGTCGATCTGTAGCACAAGAACTCGATGAAGTCAACCATCGTTCCGTCCGTTGGGTTCCGGGAACCACCACCGTGCGGCCATACACGAATGCCGTTGCCAATCGTTCCGCCTGCTGGCGGAGCTTGGAACATAACCGTAAGGTTCTTATAAACCTTAGTGGCATCTTTGTAGTCCTGTGCGGTGCCGTTCGGGATAATCATTCCGTAGTTACGGAAGAAATCAACGTTAGGCGTGGTGCCAGTTGTAAATTCGGAGTTGAATGGGCGGTACTTCTTTACTCCCATCATATAGCCGTCGATACTGACATGCTCGAAGCCATAGGCTACTTGCGCGTCTTTATCCATTTCGCCTTTACCCCAAACAAATGCGCCAGCCGGGAAGGTCTGGAACAAGCCGTCACTGAAATCCTGACGTTGGAAAATATCCTGTAACCACATGCACTGTTTAGCGCATCCGTTTACGTCCATGATACGGGTGATTTCATGAAGTTTCGGAATATCCAACGTACCGGCAGTATAACCGACTGTTTCCCCGTCGGTGTTAATCTTAGGGATAACACCTTGTGCGCCCAAAGAACTGTAACCGTTAGCGTTGGTAATGGCCGTGTTGTTTTGAACGTCGCCACGGAGTAGCTTAAACTCTACGTAGTTTTTAAACCGCGTGTCTGTTTTTACCAGCGACTTGTAGGTGAACAGTGAAACACCGGCCTGTTGAGCGGGTGCCGACCCGGTAATACCACCCGTGTAGTAAACCTGCGTCATTTCAGCCAAATCAGTACCAGCGTAGGTATCGCGCATCTGCGTGATATTGTTGCTGTATTTCTGATCCAGATGGATAAGCGGGTTATTGCTACCTGATGCTTCGCCAGCGTCCATGATACCACCAAACAGAAGAACGTCCCCGGTAAGGAATGACGTAGACCCGGCAGATGCCAAAGCCTGACCCGTCTGTTTAGGTGTTACCACAAAAGTAAAGGCACCTGGGGTTGCCGTGATATTGCTAATCACACCTTCTACGTTGGTAGAAGCTACCCGAACTGTTTCACCAGCCCGCAAAGGAGCTTGCGTACCTCCGTTAAAGTGGTCAGCGGAAGCAAGTGTCAGGGTGATAGCTGCGCCGACCCCTGCCGAAACATTGGCCGCGACTTGCACACCCTGCATTAATTTCCCCCTGTTTTCAAACCAGAAGAAATTTTGGTTATACACTTCTTCCATGCCTCCAAAGGCAGAAAGCCACCATGTGAAATCTTCATTGCCGTATTTTTCTACGTATTGTTTGTAGTACTGCGGCGTCAGTAGTTGCAGAAATGATACTAGCGCCTGGTTCGCTCCGTTAGCGATGCTAATTTGGCCCGGCTGTAGTATATTACTGGTAGGAATTCCTGTTGCCATTTTTTGTTAATTTGTTTGTTAATAAATAACTAGGCATTCCAGAAATGATCCAAAATAGCGGCGTTTTCATCTTTCTTAATCTCAGCTGTCTGTGTTTTGCCGTCTACTTTGATATTGCTGTTTAATTTCATTTGGTGTGCCAGTCTTTTTGCTCCACTTTCGTTAGCAATTTTTTGGAAAATTTTGTCTCTATTTTTCAGCAAATAGCGATCTTCCGCCATTCGACGAATATTGACTGTACCATCTGGGTTCACCCAATCTTTAGAAAACAGTTGATTTACATCTAACCCTTTATCGGCAAACTCTTCCAATTCGGTTTGAGTTTCTTTTAATTCCTCTGGCGAAATGCCATAAGAAATAGGAATTTCTACCGTATCATCCTTGAACGTTGTCGAAAATCCTTTGAATCCTTCTACCTGTTTTGGAACTTCTTTGCGATAATTTTCAACGAATGCCTTTCGGGCCTCCAATACCTCTGGAGGCGGACCTTGTTGCATTTGTTGATGGTTTTGTATTTCTGGAGGCTTTAGTTCCGTAATTCGTTTGGCTAACTCTTGTTTAGCCGTAAATGCGTCCCGCTCAATTGCCCTGTTCACTTTTTCAACGCGGGTTTTATATTCAGTCATTCGATCCTGAAAATCTTCAGGGTCTTCATCGGCACGTTGCCTGGGTTCTTTTGGCAACCCGTATCTATCTTCGAAAATATCTTCTACATCGGCGGCTTTAAAATTAGGATTGCCTTCGTTTGACATCTTTATATGCATCCTGATTGCGTCTGCCGATGGTAATTCTGCCGCCCTTTTCAGTTCTCGTTGAGTGTGGAGAAGATTATAAACCTCATCCTCTTTGCCTTCTTTCCATGCCTCAAATAGCTTTTGGCTTGTCTCATTGGCGAATTTTATCTCTGCTGGTGTTTGCGCTTTAGCCCGGAGTTGTTCGGCTTCTGTTTTAAGAGCCTTTATTTCGTCCCACGACTTATACCCAGTTTGCTTTTCGAGGTATTCCAGTTCGTCTACTATTTCTTCGTCCGGCTCTGCTGTAGTAGTCGGCTTTTCTTCTTTTGTAACCACTGCCCCGCCATCTGCCGCATTTGGTTGCTGCGTTAATACAGGCGGTGTATTGCTCCATGAGTTATCATCCCAAAATCCTCCTTCAGGAGTAAGTACTTCTTTTGTTACCGGAGTTTGGGTTTCTGGCTTTTGTTCGACTACTGCTGTTTCTTCTGCCATAAAAAATTACATTGTTTGTGAAATCTTAGCGAAGTATACCAGCACTTTGCAACTTGTGTTTGCCGTGCCGTCAAATTGTAGATACCTTGCTACAGATGAAAATTTATAGATTGTACCGGAAGCTGCGGAAGTACCTGCAACGCCCGTTGTCTGATTAACTCCTTGAACCGAAACCCAGTTTGTTGCTGTTAAAGCTGTGCCTTGCACATCGGCCTGAATATCCCCTCCGTCATTGCTACCGGCAAAAGTTGTCGATCCGGTCATGTTTACGAAGTGAACGATCACGTAATCCCAACCGGATGTATCTATCTGAAGTAGTCCAGTGTTGCTGCCGACCCCTGTATTAAACTGATTCGTGAAGTCAATGTGTTTGGCTACCATAGTAATTTATTTTTCAGAAAAACGTGATTAATTCATTCGCTGCCAAAATACCCGGTGTCGAAAGGCTGTCAAAACTTCTGTCTGGTTGCGCTGGCTTAATATTAATATATAAACCAGCCGGGTCAATTTCGCTTACTGTTCCCAACTTTCCAGATGACACTACGCCAGCTTTTTGCCCGATTGATACATTAGCTATACTAGCATTTGAATCTGTCCAATTTAACGTGACAAGAGCGTCCTGCGATCTTAGTGCAGGAGAAGCAACTTGGTTAGTGAGATTAAAGCTCATTGTGGTTGATTTTGTTGTAATTGATCTTGTGGTTGCTCTGGCTGTCCCTGGTCCTGCGGTTGATCTTCTGGCGATTGTTGCAAACCACCAGGCTGTGGTGCGCCTGCTGGTTGTCCTGCGGCCATTTGCATCCCCTGTTGCATCCCTTGTTGTAAAGCCTGCTGGTTCTTCGTGTTGGCGGCGAACAATGGTAATCCGACATTCTGAATTAATTCTTGTGCAACACCAGTAAGTTGATCCGGTAACTGCCCTCCTTTCTGCCAAACTCCAAATATCCCTTGAATAAATAATTCTTCTTTCCGCGCTCGACTAAGGTCTTCATTCTTTTGGGCCTCGTATTGGGCCTTCGCTTGTTCATGTTGAAGATCAAGTTGCGCCTTCATTTGAAGGGATTGCTGTTGAGCCTGCGCGTTCATTTGCGCATTTTGTTGTGCCTCCTGTTGTTGCGCTTGCCACATTTTTTTCTGACACCGGCGCATGTATAATTCGGCTAACTTCACATCATCTAAGGCAAGCCTACGTAATTTGAATGGGTCTAAATGGACAATCAATTCAGGGTTAGCCTGCAATGCCTGTTGCATAAACACATCCAACGCTTGCATCTGCGTTTCGGTAGGCCGCATTTTTGCGGTTGTCGAAAAGGCGCGCCCTTTTATATTTTCTTCTTTTAGGATTTTACGGTAGGCGTCTGCACCATACGTAACGCTATTATGAAGCAAACAGGATATTCTTTTAGCCGTACCTTCCATGCAGTACAAATAGGCATCGTACATATAGTCAGTCGCCTCATCTGCGGCTTGCATGGCAGATTGTACGTTGTCGGTTGTAACGCGCGGTTTTGCGGCATTCGTGGAGATAGCCGGGTCTTCCCCTAACTCATCTTTCAGGACTTGGTAGTGGAATTGATAATCCTGAATAAGCCCCTGCATGGCTGGTAGGAACCCTGAATTTTGAAGCTCTGTAATGGGAACGGGGATGGGGTTGCCTTCTGCATCTTTCCCACGGTAGTAAATATCCCCTGTTTGATCGTAATGTTTTTTAGGGTCAATCGTTCGGTTCTTTTCGCCAAGCCCGTAATCGATTTCCTGTAAGGCATCCCAATTGACTGCCGCACCAGGGGGACGCATCCGCATGACAACCTGTTGTATTTTGTACCGCGCCAAAATCATTTGCCGGACGGGTTCCTCAATCTTTTCAGGGATTGCGATATTTTTCATGTCCTGATTCTGGTACATATAGGCTGAATACGGGAACAGACATTGGCCGTATTCTTTGGGGTCTTGCGGACGGATCATGTTCTCCCATAATCCCCACGAAAGAAGTGTTTCTGTTTTACGAATATAAAGCCCCTTGTATATTTTAATATTCTTATCTTCTACATATTCCTCATTTTCAGACAGTTTTGAAGGAACTCCTTTTTTGAGCAGTGTGCTTTTGTTCTTTTTGGTTTGGATAAGAGTATAGGGGTCTTTGTCCAATGATTTGAGATAAAACCGCGTTATCTGTACGTTCCACTCATCGTATGGCCGAAGTATCGCTACGTTCCACTCAACCAACCAACGCAACTTGTCGTATAGCTGATATTCCTGACAGGTTTGTGCAATCTGCCATAGTTGTTCTTCTGTCAGATGACCACCAAATTCAACCCCGAATCTTGCCCTGATTTCGGTTATCTTCATCCCAGTTTCATCGCCTTGCCACGAACAATCATGCAGATCGTTGTATTCCGACCATGAGTAAAAGAAGTTCTCCGGCTTAATCCATGACACATCAATTACTCCATCATTTTGCATTTCGGTATGGGTAACCGGCAAGCCTACTTCCGCACTGTCATGTAATAGTTTCTCTTTGTTTTGGTCAAAAAAACCATTGGCGTCTAACACATCGTTGACGCCAGTTTCGTATAATATTTCTTCTGGGATTTGCTGAAGTTCATTTTTCCATAACAGCAATTCTTCGCTGTCTTCCGGGATAAACTGATCTTTCGGGGTTATTTGTGTGCCGGATGCTTGCTCCAATTGGGCTACCATATCCTTGTGTAGCATGTAAAATTCAGCCTGTTGGTAACCTTCCATCTTATCTTGCACGGAAAGGGAATCAGTGGCTTTAACCACTATCTTTTCGGTTCTCCCCATCCAACGCCCAACTATTTTAGAGACAATGGTATTGACTATTTTTATAGCCGCCCAATCCAGGTTAACGTAATTGAACTTCCCGTTCATGTCCAACTGATCCATAAATTGGACGCTATCCATCTTACCGGCTGCCATGTCCCTATTGATCTTAAACCGGGAGTTTCGTAACCAGAAGTAGCCGTTCCCTATACCAGCAAAGACAGTTGAGCAGATATAGTGAGCAATTGATTTGCCCCATTCCGGATCGCTTTTTTCCTTGACATTGGCTAAAAGCTGGAATTTCTTCAAGCTATCTGTGCCACCAACCGGAATATTTTGGATTTCAGCCAACTCGAAATGAGATTAGTTGGTCAAATGTAATGTTTTAGAACAGAATGTTCCACGAATCACAATAATTTCCACATAAACAGTAAATTTGAATATGAGAAAAAGAATACCTAAAGGCCGCACTCGAACAACTTGCTCGAAATGCGGTAAACCGTTAGAAAAAACAAGAATAGGGAAGCAATCGTATTGTAAAGGCTGCCATGCTGAACATATGAGAAAAAATAGGCCAAAACATTCAAATCTCCACCCAATAGCTAGAAAGAAAGCGAATGCAAGGGCTTACTTACACGAATATATTAAACGAGGAAAAATAACAAAGGGAGTTTGTGAGGTATGCGGGAAACCAGCAGAAGCTCATCATGACAACTACGATAAACCTCTTGAAGTTCGATGGTTCTGCCGAGAACACCATTTAGAATTACATGGTCATCCTCAAAATTAGTTCCCCCTGTAGTTAGGATTGTCGTAAATTTTCACCAATGGCGCTTTTCGTGGAGGGGGAGTATACTCTACTTCCATAAGGCACACTAGAAGCATTAAGAAGGAAACGGTAATATCAAATTCCGTTCTGTTATTCGGATCGAACACCTTCATATCTTCCAGCAATTCTATAAAGTCTATTAAGTACCAATAGTTTTCAACGTAAGCAATCCCAGTATCTGTCTGGCGCGTTAAACTAAACGGAGTGGTAGGAAACCCTCTGTATCGGTCTGCATCTTGCCTTTTTATCGGGTCAATAGTACTTAATGGATAAGTGCCTAAATAGAGTAATTTACCTCTGTCTCGGAAGTATTCTAAGTACGAATCACTATTATGCTCAAACCATGCGACATACCCGTAATATTCAGCGGCTAACATTACTTGCTCATACAGCGTGTCTTTAACTGCCGGGCGACCATATAACCAGCCAATAGCTTTCCCTGTATTTAGTGGGTCTAGTATATCGAACTTACGCCCTATCCATGCAGATGCTTTTGACCCATATTTTGTTCCGCCTTGTGAGTTGGAATACCCGTCTATGGCAATTGCTCCGTCCCTTGTTCTCGCTGGTTTTTTTAAATTGTCAACTATAACATATTTGTTCTCTTGACCATGAGACGGAAACGCTGTCAATTTCCAATGAAATGAGTTATTCTTTGGATCAACAAAGCGATAGGCTACCGTACTATCTAATTCCCTGTAAAAAATAACACATCGTTTAAGTATTGGCCGCTCTGTTAATTCTCTTACCCGTTGGTCTATGTAATGCACATTGAATATACACTTATCCGCATCCGTGCTAAATGCTTCTTCAACTGTTCTTGCCTCTTTACGAATACGGGCAGATAATGCACGAAGGTTGTGGGCAACGGATGCTCGGTCAGCTAAAATTTCCTTGACTGTTTTTTCTACGTCTGGTTCTCCGTAAACATCAAAGTTCCTCCCACGGTCAGAAGTCATAAAAAACCGATACAACCCGCTGGCGGTTCTGCCATTCTCCTTTCTGTCTAATTGGTTGCTATCATTCCAAAGATTTTTAAACGCCTCCTGTACGCCCTCCTTTTCAGTATCTAACTTTTCGACTGTCGTTGTGTAAAGCGCCTTCCCGATTATTCGTCCTTCGTCATCCAAAAGGCAGTAGCGTATAACGTCGTGACGGTCATAAATATTTACTTCCGTTGTTTTACCGCTTTCGTCTGCTACATATCTATGTAGTTTTTGGCCGTCATACGCAACTACATCCGCGCTCTGGTGATCTATCATAGACCCTAATTCATCCTTATCCAATCCTTCCTCCGCCTTCTTACCGCGTATGTTCGTTTGTTGAAAACGCATTTCTGTCTTAGGCGTAATACCTAATGACATATCATATTCTGGCCGGAAAAACTTAGGTAACTTTTTGAACGGAGCTACAACCGCCTTGCTGAATACTTTTTTAGCATCACCTCCGGTCTTAGATTGAATACCGGCGTTAGTCATCTTTGTGCGGGTGACGTATTCGATAAGGAACAACCCGGCCCTAAATGTCTTACCAAAACGACGCTTGGTAATTTCAATCATTCCCATGCATTCAGGGTCTTCTATGCAGTATTGAAGAAAGTAAAAGTATTCCAGGTCTGGAACGCGAAATTTAGGGTAACCAATGTCGATTGAAAACCATTGCATGTATAAGTAGTGAGAACCGACTAAATAAACCGGCTTACCATTTATCATCAGCCAAAAACCATTCAGCCGCCTATCCCATTCTTGTTGCTTGAATTTTTCGTATCGGTCATCGTAAAAAGGAGGGTCTTCAAATTTCTTCCTTTTTTCGTATTCGTCTTCCGCCTTAATGACTTGCTTATACCATGATGGCAAAGGGAATCTTTCCCAATATTGTTCGTCGGGATTATTGGACCTTTTATAAACTCCGCGAAATTCAAGTTTCTTGGTTAGAATATTCCATACATACCCTTCTGGAGGCGTCCAACATTCCAACCCCTGTATCTCAATCTTGCTTCCCTGCGGTATTTCCAAGTACATCTGAAATGGTTTCGGGTGTTGTAATCCTACGTCTTGGTCTTGTATCTCCTTCTTCGTCCCCTGTTACCCCTGCTGCGTTACCCAATAGTTGAACGGCTGTAGCTATTTCAGAACTGTCTTTTATGATAAACCGCATCCTTTCAAACGTTTTGTCTTTAGGATCATCAATAGCTATATCTTTCAAATGGATTGAATTAAGGAGGTCGGCCATTTCTGCCGCTTTTCTATTTAGGCTATAGTACAATTTAGCCGGGCCATTTTCTTCGTAAAACGAGATAATTTTAGCTAAAGCCTTAACTTTTTGCTCTAAGCTATTTGTTGACGTGGCGTCCATTCTTTTAAAGGTTTAGCATCGGTAATGGATAATCCAATAAGCAGATTTCCTTTTTTAACTTCTTTTGTCAATGAGTGATTAATACAGGTTATTTCTTCCCGTTCGTAATTGGTATCTTCTGAATGTCGGACGCGAATGATCCGATGTTCTTTTTGGTCCAGCCCTTGAAAGATTATTTCGTAGTCTGCGGCTTTCAAGGTATGAACTACTTTCCCCGCTAGTTCGCCGCTAGTGATATAAAGAGTATCTTTTATCCGTGTTGGTTTTATTCCGTGAAGGATGCCTTTATATGGCTTGAATATGCGTAACGCGGTTACATATCCTTTGATCGGGTTCCATACTTCTGAATCTTTGCGCCAGAAAAACAATTGATCTTCGGGAATAGAGTAGTATTCGATACGGTCTGCAATCTTTTGGCCGCTTAATCTTCCGTGGTTTGTAATTCGGTAGGTTTCGTGGACGCTGTTATGATGAATTAGCGCCTCCGCCTCTTCTGGTATTCCTTCGCCAGAAATAACCGTTGCATTCACAGGACTTACTTCTAGGCGATTTAAGTTATTCCAACCGCGCTCTAATCTAAGCACTTGCCCATTATCCAACTTGTGGCTGTTCTTGTATTCGTGATCTACTTTTATAACGATACGGCCTTCGGTATGCTTCATTTCTTCCCTGTTAAAACGTTAGCGGCAAAGTTTGCCCTCTTTTCTGCAAGTGGCCCCAGACTTCCCGACTTGGCTAATTTCATCTTCTTTGCTGGAATCTTTTCTCCCTGCGGCACACCAAGCTGGCTATGTAATGCCCCTGGTTTGAAGTGGATGTCTTTCTGACCTTTCTTTTTAGCTTTAATTACTTTTATTTTCTTAGCCATAAGACTGTTATTTAGCTTTAAAAAAATCGCAGCAATAGCGTGTGGGTTCTACTGGTATTTCCCCCGATCCGTTGTTCCATTCGCGGAATAATTTGTTCTCGCAATCTTCACCATCCCAAAAATGACAGCGTTGGCACATACTCCCTCCTTCGGGGACTATCATGCCGACCTTATGGTTAGCGGGATATTCAGGCAACTTTCTACCATTTACCTTTATCTTAGCCATGATTAAAGTTAGTAATTATTTTCATATGCGCAAAAGAGCCCATTGCTGCATGATTTTGGGTAGTGGTTCCGGCACTGGCAATAAATCTTCGTCAGAAAACCATTTAGTAGGGTCGAAGGTAGTCATTCCTTCTAGTTTAGCGTCTACTCCAACCTCGAATACATTGGCCTGCATATTCCTTATCTTATCAGCGTGAACCTTTTTTGAGCGGACAAATCCAAAATGGTAAAGTCTTATTCTTTCTACATAGGTACTACTAGCGGGGGCGTAAATACTTTCGGCGTCCCCTCCTGTCATGTAATGGGATTTAGCCAACCGTATTACTTCTGTACTGCATGGGTTTCTGTTTCCTTGAACGTTTAGCATTTGGAAGGGGGTATTCCATAGGTTTATTCTTTTGACGGTATAGGCTTCTGCGGTTCCATAATCTACAGCTTCCCGGATGGCTTTATAGCAAACCTCATGCGTTACCTCGTCGCTCTGTTGGTAATAATTCCATTCCGTTGTAAGTTCGGCAATGGCTTTATTTGAGAAGTGATTTAGCTTTGCCCACCCGTGAAGGCTATCCCATTCCTCCCGATCTAGGTATATAATCTTTGTTTTTTTATCTTCCAACGTTCTAAGCACATTAACCGTTCCGTCCTTGCTTCCAGCGTCGATAACTATTACCTCGTCACAAAACTCCTTCATAGACCGTATTGATTCGGCAAAACAATAATCGTATTTAAGCCCATCAATAACGAATTGAGTGCCACCTAGTCTTTTGCTCATGGTTTCTTTTTTAGAAGAAATACGGCATATGATCGCCACCACTGCTCATTGTTATGGTCATCCCCTGGTGTTTCATTAATCAATTCCCGTTTGTGCAATATTTCGTAGCCGCCTTGTTCTATGCCGTCCATTGTACCCTCTTTTACTCTATCATACATCCAATCATCACAGCAATAAATAAATTCGTCGGCCAATACTGGTTTATAATAGATTAACGCATTTTTTTGATCTTCGTAGCTATGGCTGGCGTCATAAAGGAAAAGGTCAATCCCGTTAACGATTTGGTTTAAGTCAATACCAAAGCTATCCCCAACGATTAGATTGAATTTTGTACAAGGCTCTAATAGCTTGTGTGCGTTTTCAAGAAATTGAGGTTTTGCCTGATCGGTATGATACGCCTCGTCTGATTCAAAACTATCAATAGCCGTTGCTGAAAATAAGATATTCTTGCAAACCGTCGAACAAAAACTGCCCCCTTTGTGGACTCCAACTTCGAGATATTTTGTTGACAATGCCCCTAAGTTGTTTAACAGATGCCTAATTCTAAGGCTTGCCAAAGCGGGCACATTCAAAGAATCTTGCGTTATTTGAGATTGCCTTTTAATTGCCCTCTCTATGGACAAATCTATTTGCTCAATTTTTGTCATATTTAGCTTTTATTTCGTTAATAATTCGATCTGTTTCTTGTTGGTTGCAATTAAAAGCAAAGAATGCCCCCTTATTTATTGACTTATGGAAGTTTGGCAGAATTATAGAAACGTACCCGCTTAGCATTTCTGGAATCCATGCGCTTCTATGTGAATCAGGGTTATTAGTTGGCGTTGGCTCAAGCATATATTCTCCTAATGGGGTAAAGATTATATTTTTGTACCCTTTATCGGTCATCAAATTAATTACCTTATACCCATCAGCTAAAATCAAATGTTCTATTGTATCTGAAAGCACAAATACATTTGGTCCCCGATCTATTGCATTTAAGTAATGAATTATATCCTCTTTAATGAAATATTTCTGCTCGTTGGTATGATCTAGCGGTCTATCCTGAATATCCACGTAAGTTCTTTCAGAAAATCCAAGCAAAGGGGTGTATGGCGCTTTATGGCATCCTAAATCCACCATTGATTTACCAGACGTATCGCCGCATATAATTCTCATTATATCCAACCATAATTCCCCACTCCCTTCTATTCCTTCAAGAACTATTTGCATGTTATTTTATTTATAGCTTCGATAACCTGTTCAGTAGTGAACTGTACGCAAGGGGGGATTTGATCTTCCGCCACTTCCTCGCATGGCCTTCCCTGCATCATTTGAGTATTTATCCTACGTCTGCCCTCTAGTTCTATACATTCAATACCTTCCTGACCTATTACAGATGACCAACAATACGGAGATTTGCAAACCGTCGTAGCTGATTTGTGTTTTGTTATCGCGATGACGTTTGACTGATCCGGGATAATATAATCCGGGTTTACACTTCCGAATAAAATAACTGCTGGTGTTTCCATCGCAATAGCTATGTTTGACGGGCCGCTATCATGGCCAATGAATATATCCGCAGCACCGATTAATCTCATAAGTAGCATTTCTCCTATGTTAACCATTTGCGTTGCTTCCTCCACTACCTGCCGGTCACCTTGACCAATTTGGATAACCTCGTACCCCTTATCCTGTAATTCCCATACTACACCGCACCATTCAATGCCGTATGAGTTCCTAGCCATCTGCGGACGTTTGTCTAGGTGAAGGATTGCGTATTTTTTGAACATCTTAGCTGACGGGTCTTTGTGGTCAAACGGCAGTCGTAACTTTGGGTTTCTAATTATACCGTCCTTTATTCCGCAAACATCGTAATAGCTTTTTAAGTGTAGTTGTCGTGGGGTAATCTCGTAGGCCATGTCTAAGTTGATAACTTTCGCGGTCGCCATTACTCGCCTATCCAATTCCTCCATGTGGTGTACTTTGAAATAGTGGTTGGCGAAGAAATTGAAAAATTGCGGCATAGTGTCTAATACTACCCTAAACCCTTGCTTGTGGAAATAGTGCATAACCGGCTCTACCATGATAACGTCTCCTAACGCCCCTGTTCTTTTAATTACCACTACTCCTTTGAAAGGTTTGTGGAAAAAAGAGTGGTGCATAAAGGTATCGTGTATTGGCGCGCGAAGTTCATAGGAAAATGTATCGGCTAATTCTTCTGACGGGAATTTGATGCCGTATTTAGTTTCCAAATAGCTGCGATACAACCGACCCAAAATCTCATCTTCCGGGTGCGTAATTTCAATAAACGGGTCAGTCCCCAAAATAGTCATCAGCCGCTTGCTTCTCAATGATCCACCGCCATTGCCTATATTTCTGCCATCTTCATACAACCAGGGGGCGGCCATGAGGTCATATTCATAGTATTCATGCCTCCATGCGGAACCATTCAAAACGACTGCATCCCATTGCGTTATTAACACAAAGTCTGTTTCTATGTACTTCCAAAGTTCTTTAACGACGAAATGGGAGTATTCCTGCTTTGATTTGATGTTTGGTATCTTGACAATCTCTACACTGTCATCGAAAACGGGCAAATCAGCATCGGTAAAAAATATTGTCCGTGCTGGCTCAATTTGATTCAGGCTTTTAGTTAGCGAAATTATTGCCTGACCGTAGTTTACCGTATCAATTAGGCAAAGCGTGACGCGATCTAATCGTTTTGGTTCCATTTATTTAAATAATATTACATTTATGCCGCCAATTATCATTTTTTAAAACTTAAATTTAATTTTATGGCAACAGGTCAATCAAGTTTCTCATTTACCGCCTATGGTGAAGTTTCCACCTATGACGGGAAAAACGGGGGATGGCAGTTAGTCGGCAACGGCTATACAGCCGCCAGCTACCAATCGTGGCCGGTAGCGGGTACGCGAGTTATCGGAATTTCCCCCGGCGTTGTTTTCAATACCGGTTTCGGTACGGTTACGGCCAACTCTATCGTTGAAATTCTCCCGCCAGCCTTGCAGCCAATTGGATTCACTAAAAAGTATCTTTGTGATTCCACGGAAGCTCAACTTGCGGCACTTCGTACGTAACATTTATTTGAATTTTAATTGCTTACTTAATGTCCTCCGATTTCTATCGGAGGTTTTTTATTTTAAGATAAGGGTATCAATCCAGTGAAAGAACATTTTTGCAATATCAAAGATAACTTTCCATACCATGTAGTTAGCGGCTGATATAAGAATCCATACTCCTATAGCTCCTATCCAATCATCTGCACAGAATTTATTAAGCCTTAGTTTCATTCGTAATTTCTTTAAATAGTCTAGGATTACGCTCTACCGCTGATGCGAAAAAACATTGGTCAGATGGAGCATTGGGTAGGTTCTCATCGGTATAATAGCCTAATGTCGGTTGGTTCAAAATCGCTAGGGGACCAGTTAGTTTAGTACCGGCCTTTACCCCGTCCACATCGGACTGAAGCTGAAATATTCTCATTTTATTTATTTTACTGTATAATATTGTTTTGCGGGATTAAACGCTTTTTCTAATGGCCATTTTCTTTCTATTCTAAATAGTAACGTGTGTTTTTTTATACCAAGTTTGTTTGCCCATTCAGTTAAGTTATGCGTTTCTCCGCTATACTCAATAAGTATGGAATTTCTTTTCCTTTGTGAATTTTCAAAGTGTGTCATTACACTACACCATTCTGGGGAATATAGCATAGGTTTTACACCTGCGGTAATTGCTTTGTGATCCTTATCTATATGCATACCCCTTTCCCAACCATTTGCTAACGCCCAGTCGTAAAACGTTTTAAAATCATTCCTCCATTCATCACAAACCGAGACGCCCTTTCCTCCGTACATCGGGTAGTTTGGCGTGTGTGGGTTATAGCATCTATCAATGATGCCATGAAACTGTTTGTATAGAGGGTGTTTACATAGCCCATGCACCGACGCCTGTTCACCGAAGATCCGTTGCCATTCCTTACTTTTACATCCACAAGACACCGCCTTCCCATTCTTTAGTAGTTGGTACGAATACGTCTTATTTTTACCGCAATCGCAAATACAATCCCACATAGCACCGCCATGCTTGTTTCTTAATGGATTAAGCGCCATAACTACTAGTTTGCCGAATCTTTTGCCTAAAATATCAACCACAACATGATTTAGGCAACCACAAGATTTAGACGTCCCATTTCTTAGTTTAACCCCTTCCCTAACGCATTCTTCACCACAATCGCACTTGCACAACCACATTACCCTTCCAACGCTATTGCGTTCCGAAACAGCATCTATTACGGTTAATAAATTAAATTTTCTTCCAATCATTCCGTCCAATGTCATACATCCTAGTGTTTATGATGAATTAGTTTTATACAAAGTAATGCGATACAAGCTGCAACAAATAGGTAAGGGTAGTAACCTTTCGGAAGGTATTTATCCATCCATGATCCATGTTTCCAAGAGTTGACGTAGAAGAATGGCTTTTTACGAATTAGATTTATCACAGGGTTAAAAACAATAATTCTTTCGAGTACCAATGTTGCGGCCATTGCCCACTTTCGTTTCGAAAAGCAAGATAGCAATATTATTTCAGCGGCGACAACTACAGCCCAAAAGGTATGAGATATGGCTACATTCGCCGCGAACTTCCCGGCTTGGAACATCGCTATACCAACCTGCGATAAAACAAATACTACCTCCTGCCACCAATCGCCTGAACCCCTATGGTATAATATGGCTATCATAGTTTATCGGAAAGAGTGTCTATGTCTTTCTTTGTTTGCTCGTTAGTGTCAATAAGGTCTTTTATTAGTTCCCTTGCATGAATAACGCTTGTGTGATCTCTGCCACCAAACATTTCGCCAATGCTTTTTAAACTGTTATGCGTCTTTTTACATAAGAAATACATACATACCTGCCTTGCATAGCAAACTTCTCTCCGTCTTGTTCTATGCTGCATCATAGCGAAAGGAATATTGAAATATTTTTCTACTACTTCAATAACGTCTTCAGTCCTATTGGGGTGCAAGCCTACACAAATTTGTAGTTCTCTCCTGCTTTTCATTCCTGGTACTGCTATATAGTTCATAATGTAGAGGTTTTAAAATGGGAAAGGCTCTTTGCTTTTGTTATACATTTCTCGCTGCAATTTATTCGTACATTCCTTACACGTTGGCCGGTGTCCGTCCGAATATGTTTTACTTTTAGCGAAGTCACTCAACGGTTTTTCATCTTCGCATACATTACACATTTTCTTTTCCACTATTTTCTTTTCTTTCAGTGACGGTAACAACTTATACCTCTTGATCTTTTTGTCCTTCATAATAGGTTTGCATTAGGTCGATCATAGTACCAGGATCGTCGTTTCGCTTCAAAGGAAGTCCGTCAAATGATCGGTTTGAATCCCCCAAAGACTTGTAAGATAGGTGTTCTTCCCACCTGATTTTACGAATTGTCTGGTATCTTTCTTCCCGGTACTTTTCAAAAATGTCAAAGAAGGCTGGCATATCCAACGCGCCGGGTAGCTTGCCGAATTTTCCCATCAGCATATCTTTCAAGAACAATAGCACATCCTCTAAAGATAGCTGATCCTCGTTTGAACTGTCAATAATGGCTTCGGCCACTTCCTTTATTGTCGCCGCGCTCATACGCGCCTTGTCTTTGTCAATGTGCTGAAAGGCCGCTAATATACTGCTGGCAATCGCAATGGACACTTTTTTACGACCTTCCGGCGTTTGGGTTAATGCAGGGATACGCTGCTCCATCGGCAAAGCTAGTGACCGCTCATATTTTACGACCCCCTTTTCCCTGAATGACGCCAACCTTTCAGATAATGAATCCTCATCCTTCAGTCCCAGTAGGCTTAATATAGGCGGCGTAGAGGTCATCAGGAGTAGCTCTTCCTGTTGTTTTTTTCTTTGGGGCTTGTTTTCCATCTTCTTTCGGTTTGTGTATTCTGAAAAGTCCTTTCCATCCGTGGGCCATTGAGCGGTTAATAATCCGTATGGCCTCTTGTTCGTCGCCGTCGCTAAGTCCTACAAGTTCATTTAACGCGGCCTGTTCACTCATTGAAGATCGGTACGTAAAGTTGTGATCCTCTTTTTTGTACCGCTTCCAAAAATCCCAATGTTGGGTGAAATTTTCTGAAAATGGGTTTGTCGGGATAAATTCGTTCTTTAGTGTCATATATAGTTACTGATTTTAGGCTTATTAAAGGATAGGTGTAACATTCAATAGCAAAGGGTTGCGGGTTGTTGAGGCGGTCAGAATAGGTGTTTTTTTACCCCTACCCCTAAAGAGATAAAAAAACATCTACCCGACCATTAGCATTAGGGCGCTGGGCGCATCCGGCTGGCTCTCCCCCGGATAGTGTTGCGTCCAGGCAGGAAGATTTAACAGGCATAAAATCACCTTGCC